AACTGGTGCGACAGGTAGAACTGGTGCCACGGGTGGTACAGGAACAACTGGTAATACTGGTCCAACTGGTAATACTGGTACAACTGGTGCGACTGGTAATACGGGTATAACTGGTGGAACTGGCGCGACTGGTGGTACAGGAACAACTGGTAATACTGGACCGACTGGTAATACTGGTACAACTGGTGCGACTGGTAATACGGGTATAACTGGCGCCACGGGTGGTACAGGGACTACTGGTAATACTGGTCCAACTGGTCCGACTGGTACAACTGGTGCGACGGGTAATACAGGTATAACTGGTGGAACTGGTGCCACGGGTGGTACAGGCACTACTGGTAATACTGGTCCAACTGGTAATACTGGTCCAACTGGCGCGACGGGTAATACTGGTATTACTGGCGCGACGGGTTCTACTGGTGCGCCTGGTAATTATGGTATTGGATCTTTTGATGGTACTACATTTACAACTACCGGTGGGTATGTCGGAAGCGATACCTTATTACATTTCACTCCAGCAAATGCTTCAAATCCAGGGTTAGTTTCAACAACTGGACAAACGTTTGGTGGTAATAAAATATTTGCGAATGATGTATATATTTATGGTGGGTCTACTTTTGGAGGTACCGCATATTTCAGGGATAGCGTGACAATTGGTGATTCGAGCACGGATATCTTAACAATAAACGCAAATATTATAGGTAATACAGCCACGTTTTCACGTACAGTCACCGCTGGTAATTTCAATGTTACCTCCGATTACCGAGTAAAAGAAAACGTACAAAATTTAAATACCGATATTTTCAATGTGAATAATTTAAGACCTGTCAATTACCACAATACGATATTTAATAAGCCAGACATTGGGTTTATTGCGCACGAAGTTCAAGAACAATACCCCTTTTTAGTAACGGGTGAAAAGGATGGCAAAGAAAAACAATCCATGAACTATACTGGTTTAATTGGTATTGCCGTTAAAGAAATACAAGACCTAAAACAAATATCCACAGAAACAAAAGAAACAATACGAAATATTGTTTCAATTCAAGAAAAGCAAATACCAGTTGAAAAACAAACGGATCAATCCGTAAATATAATGTATTACGATGATTACGATAGTGAAAAATATAAATACACTACCAAAACTTTCGTAATAGACCATCCAATGGATCAAGACAAATACCTAGTCCACGGTTGTTTAGAAGGTCCAGAAGCAGGTGTATATTACCGCGGAGAAGGAATCATCACCAATAATGAGTTTGTAACAATAGAATTACCAGATTATGTAAATAGTATAGCCAAATCTTTGACCATACAAATAACACCCATTTATGATGGCACACAAATAAAAACGTATAATACCGGAAAAGTAGTTGATAATAAATTTACAGTATATGGTGTAAATGGCGAATTTTATTGGATGGTACATGGAAAACGATTAGAATTCGAGGTTGAACCATTAAAGGAAAATACTCATGTAAAAGGTGATGGTCCTTACAAATGGATTTAATTTTGACGACGCATCTAAAAGTATTCGTAAACGTAAAAAATAAATATTAAAAGTTATATTTGTTATGAAACCAAATAACAAATATAAAAATATAAACCAAATTTCACCTTTGAAAATCAACATCAACGAGAGAAAGCTACGCGTCATAAGTAGAGTTTGTATTATTCTGTTCTTTTTCACTGCTGGTGCTCATCGGTTTCAAAAACTTTTCTTGATTCATTAAATCATCTAAATAATTATTTTGAACCAAAAATGGATTTTGATTGATTTGCCCAAACATTTCCCTTTCTGACATTTTGTTATAATTATCTTCCCTTTTATTCAAAGGTTTATCGATAAAAACTGAACCATCAATGGACCATATATCATTTTCAGAAAGCAATGATTGTTCATAGGCGCTTCTTTCGTGATTTGCCAAGGTTTTTTGTTCTTGCTGTTCCTGATACGAATATGTATCTTCCTCATAATATTCATTCTTTTTCATTAATTTTTGAGAAGACCGCGGGGTTTTTTCCATTTTCTCTCCACATGTCCATTTCCATTCAATAAAATTCATCTTAAATTCAATAATATATACATATAATATAACATCCTAGTTTTATCGCAATTCTATATCTCCGGAATTCACACCCTCGTAGTCCTCGCCGACCGAGTGATCTACTCGCACAATGTTCATCTGCTTAGTGAACAAAAACGCGTTACTATTTTTTTTCCGACGTTTTAAATTACAGTCTAAACAAGAAATCACTACGTTATCATAAAAATGTCCTATATCATTGTCAATGCGGTCCAACGTCCATTGTTTCATTTCTCTCACTATCTTGTATAATAAATACACTTCTTCTTTACAATAAAGACATTTCAACCCGCTTTCTTGTAATTTACATATCACCTGTTCCATGTTTATGAGTTTTCTTTCATCATACACTTTTTTAAAAACATCTTGTTGTTTATAATTATTCAGTTTACTAGATATTTGTTTCTTTACCAAGATAACACTTGAGTCCTCATTTTTTTTTGTTGAAAACATATTTAATAATGACAATTGATTTTCCCAAGAAAACATTTCGAGAGAAACACGGTCCATGGTTTTCCGTTCTTTTACATCTTCTGGGTTTTTAATAACTTTTTTCATTTGGTATCTTGTTAATGTACCGCTGATTACGACTTTTTTTTCATTTGTTATTTCACTCATATAATGCGCCATTATTATTATTTGTTCCAAAATAACCTAAAAATAACATATTATAAAAAGGAGTTAAAATGTAATCTACATATTATATTATAATTACAAATGTCTACTACAACTACAGAGAAAAAAGACGAATGCGTTGAATTAAAAAACATTAAATACAAAACCATGTTAATGAGTGGTAATGTCATTCAAGAAACAAAAACCACCAATAATATGAATAATCTAGAAAATTTCTTGGAAAACGAAAAGATCACAAATAAAGCCGAGCCTTGGGCAAAACTAGACAAAACCGTTAAAATACAAAAGTTATTGGTGTATGCTGAATCGTACGCAAAAAAAAAAGGAATATAATGAAGATGAGAAAAACAATTTAATCAAGTTTTTAAAAGATTCGTTAGATCGTAAAAAACTACAGCGCGTAAAAGATGTCATATATGACAAAATGACATGTGAAGTAAAGGAAATTCCTGGTTTAGTTTATAATAAATCTAACAATCATTTTACTTTGAAAAATTTGGATAGCAAAAGGGTGTCTACCTTAAAAAGTCTACCACCAAAAAAAGTTAAAGGAACATTAAAAAATATTGTAGAAAATGAAGATCCAGACGATGAATAAAAAATATTGTAGAAAATGAAGATCCAGACGATGAATAAAAAATTGATTTATAATTGTATTTATATTTGAAATAAATATAAACACAAAATTGTATATTATAATAATTAAAAACAAATTTAACATATTTCATGAATACAAATTATTTGGACGATTTGAGTGATTTGGAAGACGTATTTGGTGACGTGGATGAAGACTGGGATAATGAATTGTCAAATAAAACTGATGATGACGACGATGATGATTTATTAAGCTGTATGTCTTTCACGTCTAGTGATGAAATGGAAATCGTGGAATCCACGTTGGAGGACATGTATGAATATATCGAGGACAATCCAAACGCAATTTGCGACACTGATTTTCACGATGTCATTACCGAATATATTCAAGATTTACTGAATGTTTATTTTGAAAATCTGTATTTTGACAGGATCGAAGATTATTTTAAAGATGAAATCAAAATCATTATTGACAAATCATTTGAACTCTTTTATAACATGTATCCAAGACGGTCATATCCAAATACGCGGGTATTACACAAACCAGATACAAATGAGATTCAAGAAAAAATCAAAAAAATAAAAAACAAAAACCAGCCATCCCAAAGGACTTCCGAATGGTATACCTATCGTCATAATTTGATCACAGCAAGTAACGCATATAAGGTATTTGAAAATGAATCAAGCAGAAACCAATTGATCTATGAAAAATGTGTACCCCCTTATATACCAAATTCCAATCCAGAAAATAGCGAGGTGTCGTATACCCAAGTAAATGTCAATTCGGCATTACATTGGGGGCAAAAATATGAGCCTATTTCGGTGATGGTTTATGAGCATTTGTATAAAACTACGGTGGGTGATTTTGGTTGTATTCAACACGATACCTATGGTTTCATTGGTGCGTCACCGGACGGTATCAATATTGATCCAAATAGTCCAATTTATGGGCGAATGTTGGAAATAAAAAATCCGGTAAGCCGGGAAATTGATGGTGTTCCTAAAAAGGAATATTGGGTCCAAATGCAACAACAAATGGAGGTCTGTGATTTGGACGAATGTGATTTTTTGGAGACAAAATTTACTGAATATGTGAATGAGGACGAATTCAATAAAGACGGTGAATTTGCGGAGACCTCCACGGACGGAAATATGAAAGGAATTATTATGTATTTTTCAAACAAGAATGGTATTCCTGTGTATAAGTACAAACCATTACATATTGACAATCATGAGGATTTTGAGATCTGGGAAGAACAACAAATGGAAGAAAACGAGGACACCATGACTTGGATCAAAAATATTTATTGGAAATTGGAACAAATTAGTTGTGTGTTGGTTCAACGAAATCAAAAATGGTTTCACGATAATGTAGGCGCCATGAAAGAATTATGGGAAATCGTGGAGAAAGAACGCCAAACCGGGTTTTCCCACAGGGAGCCCAAAAAGCGTGCCAAGAAAGCCGAGGCTCATGAACCCGTCGGAAGCGGCTGTTTGATTAGTATTAAAAAAAATAATGAAGCGGTATCGTGCTCTCCACCCGTGGCGTCGTCACCCATCATCAAAATACGCACAGAATCTATTGATGAAACTCAAGAAATGATGATGAAAACACAAGAAGAAGATTTTGTCTAAATAAATTACACCAGATTTATTTTTTAGTTTGCCTATATTTTTTACTTTTCATCATTTTAGACATCATTTTAGTTTTTGTCTTGATTTGTTGTTTTCTGCTTCTTTTATGCTGTGTTTTTTTGTGTTTTTTCTTTCCTCCGTTCTTAATATATTCAAGTGATATATTTTCAAGTTTTTTTGTATCATTACCATTTTCATCAACTTCATCAACATTTTTTACAACAATATATATTCTAAATGCCTCTTGATTATTTGCAATATATATAATTATATCACCAATTTTTACATCATTTTTTTCATCATCAACATAAACATTTGGATCTTCCCGAAGTGCTTCAAATAAATAATGTTCTTTTGGAATATTTTTACTCATATTATAATATATACTACTATATTACAATATTTTTATGCGAACACGGGTAATTCGGGTCCAGCTTGAGGTCCTAAAAACAAGTTTTGGTCAGTATTATAATAATTGACTCTCACCCCATACATGGTTTCCGGAACAGGTGCTAAAGGTTGGATTACGTTGGATAATACTTCTTTGTCTTTGTATAAAGCATCACACATATCGGCACGAACACATTCCCCGTCATCCGGATTCTTCCAATATCTTAAATTGTTTGTAATTTGGGCATAAGAACCTACTCTAAATACTGGATATTTCATCCAGATATCGTTATAGTCTTTATTACTCACGGTCTTTGAACCAGTATATGGATAACTTCCTTCTAAAAGCGGATATTCAGTACTGTATGGATATTCCCCTGGATTTGCTAAATTTTGTAATCCTTCTTTTAAAAACTTATTATTACCGGAAAACATACCTGCATTATTCAGTGATATACATATTATGATAAATATTAATATACCGAAAAAAATCTTCATTTTTGTCATTCTTATATACTATATATATTATAATACAAATATATTTATTTCAATGGTGTTTGAATTTTTGTTGCGCGGGGTCTCTTTAAGTTAAAAAGTGCGCTAAATATATTTCCACCGAAAGGGCTTAAAGCCGCCATTTAAAGATGTAAAAGAACAAATGGTTTAAAAATAAAATGATCCATATATGTATAGAATGAATACAGGAGATGAAACAAGTATAGATATGCGTGTTACCAAACGTGATGGTGATTTAGAGGATATTGCCTTTGATAAAATATTAAATCGGGTGAAAAAATTGGGCTTGGAAGCAAATATTCAAATTAATTATTCGTCATTGGTGATGAAAGTCATTGACCAGTTGTATGATAAGATTCCCACTACTAAAATTGATGAATTGACCGCAGAACAGTGCGCCGTGATGTCTACACAACATCCTGATTATGCTGTGTTGGCTGGACGCGTCGTTGTCTCCAACCATCAGAAAAATACGGATGCGTCGTTTTACAAAGTGATGGAAAAGTTGTATTGGTATAACGATGTTCATGGAAAACAGTCGCCTTTGTTGTCGCACGAAACATGGATGGTTATTAGTGCCAATCAGGATGAACTAGAAGGAATGATTGATTACAACCGGTATTATTTGATTGATTATTTTGGTTTTAAGACTTTAGAACGTGCCTACTTGTTCAAAGTAAATGATGTCGTGGTTGAAAGACCTCAGCATATGTGGTTGCGTGTTGCGGTGGGAATTCATGGAAACAACATGGATGCCGTGCGCGAGACCTATGATTTAATGTCTCAAAAATATTTTACTCATGCTACACCAACTCTGTTTAATGCTGGGACACCTAGACCGCAATTAAGTTCTTGCTATTTGATTGCCATGGAGGACGATAGTGTAGATGGAATATACGATACGCTCAAAGACTGTGCTAAAATATCCAAGTGGGCGGGTGGTATTGGTCTTCATATTCATAATATTCGCGCGAAAGGAACCCGTATTCGCGGAACTAATGGAAAGTCAAATGGAATTGTGCCCATGTTACGTGTCTTTAATAACACCGCAAAATTTATTGACCAGGGCGGTGGTCGCAGAAACGGCTCCTTCGCAATCTATTTAGAAACCTGGCATGCAGACATTGAAGACTTTTTAGACATGAGGAAAAACCACGGTGACGAAGAATTGCGCGCTCGTGATTTGTTTTATGCCTTATGGGTGTCTGATTTATTCATGGAGCGCGTAAAGGAAAACGGAAAATGGTCACTTTTTTGTCCTCACGAATGCCCTGGTCTTTCCGATGTATACGGCGACGAATTCAAGGAATTATATATGAAATACGAGTCGCAACCCACAAATACCCGGGTCGTCAATGCGCGTGATTTATGGTTTAAGATCTTGGACGCACAGATGGAGACTGGCACACCATACTTATTGTATAAAGATGCTGCGAATATGAAATCAAACCAGAAAAATATTGGCACCATTAAGAGTAGCAATTTATGCTGTGAAATAATGGAGTTTTCGGACGATAAGGAAACCGCCGTTTGTAACTTGGCAAGTATCGCCTTACCTGCTTTTGTAAATCAAGAGACCAAAGAGTTCAATTATGAGGAGCTTCATCGTGTCACCAAGGTAGTCACTGGTAATTTGAATCGCATCATTGACATTAATTTTTATCCAACCGAAAAGACCAAAAGAAGTAATATGCTTCATAGACCAATCGGCATAGGAGTTCAAGGATTGGCGGATGTTTTTATCATGATGGATATACCATTTCACAGCGAGGAAGCCAAAGAAGTGAATAAAATGATTTTTGAGACCATTTATCACGCGGCTCTTGAAAAGAGTAACAATATCGCTATCTCGCGCAAAGAATTGGTGAAACATATACGATCAAAATTATCGCCTGAAGATATAGAAAAGATAAGACAAACTTTAAAACTGGAACAAAGCATTATTGATTATCCGGACTTGTCGTCTTTATTAGGACAGTTGTTTTATAACAATGCCTCAAATCAAAACGTGGTAGTTGCGGAAATCCTCAATATCAAAGAGCGTGAATTATGCGGTTCCTATAGTTCATTTGAGGGATCGCCTGCGTCAAAGGGGCAATTACAGTTTGATTTGTGGGGCGTAGATCCGGCAACCACCCGTTATAACTGGAATGAATTACGAGAATCTATTCAAAAATACGGATTGCGAAATTCATTATTGGTTGCCCCAATGCCAACCGCGTCAACCTCGCAAATCCTGGGTTACAATGAATGTTTTGAGCCATTGACAAGTAATTTGTATACAAGACGCACCTTAGCCGGAGAATTTGTGGTGGCAAATAAATATTTGATGAAAGATTTAATTTCGTTGGGGTTATGGAATGAAAAGATTAAGAATAATATTATTGCCAACAAGGGAAGTATTCAACAATTGACTGTCTTGCCTGAACATATACGCGAAAAATACAAGATTGTGTGGGAAATGCCAATGAAACACTTGATAGACATGGCGGCGGATCGTGGTGCCTTTATATGCCAGAGCCAGAGTTTGAATTTATGGTTGGAGGACCCAAATTACAATACCTTGACATCGATGCATTTTTATTCTTGGAAGAAGGGATTAAAAACCGGGATTTATTATTTGAGACGCAAGGCAAAACACCAGGCGCAGCAATTTACGCTTGAACCAGATAAAAAGGAACACGGAACAGAAAATGATGAAATATGTGAAATGTGCTCGGCTTAAAATACAAACAAACGTCAAATACAAACGTTAAATACAAACGTGAAAAAAATAAATATATTTATGTCAAACATATTTATTTTTATATTTTTGTTTTATATTTTTGTTTTATATTTTTGTTTTATATTTTTGTTTTATATTTTTGTTTTATATTTTTGTTTTATATTTTTGTGTTAGTCTAATGAGAATCATAACCGCCATCATAGTTTGAACCATAAGTAATATTGGACGAGTTGCCACAAACACCATAATATTCTTCGTCAAATTGGTATTTATCACGAGGGTCGACATATTGATTGATTTCTTCATAATTTAGGACAATTGGTTTATCTTGTTCAACCAGTTCTGTTGGGTCTATTTCCAATTCATTTATATCAACATTTAAATCACTATCAGAATCATTGAATTCTTCATCTACATTCATTAACGCATCATAACGCTCATTAATCATATCAATAATTTCAGAATCAATTATTTCGTCTTTTTTCAAGATATGTAATACATGAAACAAAGATAAATTGTTTTTATCAACGGACTCAGTTACACGAGCGCCTTTATATTCATTCTTGGCACAATTTAAACAGTAGTCAATAAATATTCCCTTGTATGTTCCATAATATAAACAATTAAGGCATTCGTGGGGTCCTGTTTGAGGCAAGTGACTAAGCGCCCATTCCTTTGGGAATGATGAAGCATAGTAAATACCATAATAAGAATAACAAATTTGATGATTGCCAATTGAATAATGTGTAATGTTTCTTTCATCTGTTTTATAAGAAATACACCCGTTATAAAATTGTAGCCCATGGGTGTCGTTGGTTGTTTCCATTATTAACTTCGGCGGGTGTCTTTAACTTGTTTTTTGGGTTTTAATTTACTTTCAAAAATCAAATAAAAAAATAAATCAATTTTTTTATTTGGATCAAACCATGTGAAAACGAGGTTATGTTTCGCGTAATATTTGTCTAATGGTGCGATTAATTTCTCGTAAATCTTTTTCAAAAATCAATTTATAAAAACACCGCAATGTGATAATGACATCAATTAAAGAATTATGTAGATTTTTTGGTTCATAAGAAAACAAATGTTTATGAAGCTCACTCAATTTAGGATATTTGTATCCTTCACTTTTTTTATTTGGATTTTCAAGTTTACAAAGGTCTACCGTGTTTTTCATGGTACAAAAACATTTTGAACCAAATTGCTTTCTTTTTTCAAAATAACCAATAATTTGTTCATATGCGTCATTATTATTACTTTCTTCTTTTAAACGATATAATTCAATAATCAACATTTTCACGTCAAATTCCAAGTTGTGACCTATAACATAATCCGCTTCTTTTACTTTTTGATAAAAAGCGCTTAAAATATTGTATAATACAACACCTTGTGTCTTACATTTTTCTTGAGTAATTCCATGAATCTGAATACATTCTGGCGATATTACAAGGTGTTCTGGGATTTTTATAATATCATCGCAAATGAATACATTATTTTTTTCAGTATCGTACATCACATAACTGAACTGAACAATATGAGGATGTTTTTCAGTTTCTGATAGATGGGCAAATTTATCTATTTTACCCGTAGTTTCGGTGTCGAAAACTAAAATTTTCATTTTTGTTGTGTGTTTGCTATAATATATTAATGAGTAATGTAAATTTTATATCCTATTTTTTAAATCAATTTTAATTTACTATTTTATACGTTTTATACGTTTTACGTTTTAAATTAAGAAAGAATATAAAGAATAACTATATAATACATCATGTATATTATTAAATATGGCGACAAAGGAAATAATATTGATGTAACGTCAATCGTTTATAATAAATTCATAAAACAAAATATTATATACATACCAGATGGTGATGCGATTCGGGCACATTATTTCACAGATCCTGTACCATATGTTGTGAAAACCGTATTTATTACTGATCCGGAAAAGAATACCATAAAATATGACCATACCACAAAAGTATATATTGATTTAAATACTGATAAAGTTTTTACAAATAAAGATCTTGTTCCTGAATATATTAAAGATATTCACATTGATTATAAAGAAAAATTACACGGTATACATGAAAAAATAAAAATACATTTTGGAGATTTTAGTCAAGAATATTCAGAACAAATGATGGCTATCAAAAATTTGACCGGCAATGAAAAAGTATTGGAAATTGGCGGAAATATTGGAAGAAATAGTTTGATTATTGCTCATATTTTGAACCAAAAGAATAATAATCATTTGGTTACACTTGAAAGCGGTAAAACAATTTATCAACAATTATTACATAATAAAACAATAAATCCACATCTTGATTTTTTTATAGAAAATTCAGCATTGTCCAGTAAACCATTAAAACAGAATAAATGGGATACCAGTTTTTATGATGGTGGTATTTTAGAAAATGATTATGAATTAGTTAATACTATTACATTTCAAGAATTACAAGAAAAATACCAAATAGAGTTTGATACATTGGTGTTGGATTGTGAGGGTGCGTTTTATTATATTTTATTGGATATGCCAGAAATTTTGGATAATATCAAATTAATCATTATTGAAAATGATTTCAAAGAAGAAGAACAAAAAAAATATTTTGATAATGCTTTGCTAAAACATGATTTTTATAATAGTTATTCAGAGGATTTAATCATTGGTCCTGGCAATATTCGTAAAGATTTTTTTCAAGTTTGGAAAAAAAGTGTGTAAACTTGTAGATTCTTTAGATATTTTATAAAATATCTGAAGAATTATACATATTGTTTACAAATACCAAAACTACGGCGATGCCATATGGTGATTCCATGTTGTTGAATTCCATCTAAATGTTTTTTGGCGCCATAACCCTTATTAGTATCAATGCTATAATATTCAATCAATTGTGTATTTTCCTTACATAATTCGTCAATATATGTATCACGCGCGACCTTTGCCAAGATTGAGGCCGCAGCAATTGCGGAATATTTATTATCACCGCCTTCAATACAAATATGAGATAATGATTCTAATATTTTGCGCTTTTTGTTATACATGGTATATGGATTAAAATAATTTCCGTCAATCAATAATTGTATTTTTTTGTCGGGGTCAAATAATTCTGGGTGTTTTTTGATTAATTCACCAATACATTTATGCATGGCCTGTTGAGTTGCTTGTAAAATATTGATTTCATCAATTACTTTTTCGTCTTCATAACATACAACCCATGCTAGGGAACTGTTTTTAATATATTCTGCCGTTTCTTCAATCTTCTTTTTAGAATGAAATTTTTTACTGTCTTTCATTTTTGAATGATTAAAACTGTCGTCTTTAGGTAAAATAACCGCGGATACATACACTCTTCCAAAAAGAGGTCCTCTTCCAACTTCGTCAATACCAATTTCAATAATATTGGCATCTTCTATAAAATATTTTTGGAGTGGTTGTTGCTTGACTCTTGTTCTTTTTTTTGATGTTTCTGGTGTTGGTGTTTCTGGTGTTGGTGTTTCTGGTGTTGGTGTTTCTGGTGTTGGTGTTTCTGGTGTTGGTGTTTCTGGTGTTTCCTCACTCATATTTATTACTAATATGTATATATTTTATATAATTCATTTTATATAAAATAATTTGTTTCAATTTTTTAGTAAAATCAAAATCTATATAAAATTCTAAATTGGATTCATAGACAACCAAGATTTATAATTTTTGGTTTTTTGACATTCCATAAAATACAAACATTGTAATAATGGATTACCATTTTTATTCTGTAATAATATATTTTCATTCATATCTCTTACGATTTCTATATTTGGCTCAAATTTCAAAAAATGTATTTTACCATGATTTCTCTCTAATCCAACAAAAGAGTCTGTTTCATTACGACCCAAAACCTGATTCGCTGCTCTACCAAGTAATCCTGGACCGCAAAAATCTAATTTGGATGAGGAAATTCTTTTATTTTCTACATTAGATACAATTCGTTCAATCGCGTTTAATAAGATAGGATTTCCCGGAGTGGACGCAATAAAGGTATTAAACAAATTATGTTGTCCTTCTCCCGGATTTGTATTTAAATCAATCGGGACCATAAATTCTATGTCTTCTGTCAAAAATTTATCGATTCCACTCAAACACAATGTATCAATATCCACGTATACTCCGCCATATTTGTACAAGACACAATATCTCCATAAATCCGCCTTAAACGCACCTGGAATAATTTTACAATAGGCATTATATGTTTGTTCATCAAAGTTTTTCTTTATAAAAATTTCGCAATCATCATTGTCATAGAAACAATATTCATATTCAGGATTTAATATTTTCCATAAATCGACAATTTGTTGAAACGAGGGTGAAATATTTTTTGTTGACCAGGTTTGAAAAATCTTTTTTGGTATTTTAGACATATCATTCCTTGAAATTTTCTATTTAAGTCATTATAACTTTAGCTAATTACATAATTTTATGCCGTATTTTTAATTATTTAATTTCATAATTATTTTTTTCACATTATAAATTATACATGAATAAATTATTAATTCTTTTTATTATTTTATTACTCGGGCTTGTTTTTTGTCATTTTTTAGGAGGTAAATGTTATACTGAAGGTTTCACGAATCATCTTAGTACCAGCGTAGGTCTAACTAAAAAAACTGAAAATTTTACATCAAATAACAATAACGACTTAGAAGAAGATTCATATATATATAGCAACAATAAAAAATCAAATAAATATGATAATTATAACCACTATGATGGTTCAAGCGATCCTACAAAAATGTATAGTCCAAATGATACAATTTCAAGTTTAATGAATACAGCAGAATATAAAGAAGGTATAAGTCTTGGTCAAGGTTACACCAATTACAAAGAAGCCTTTACTGGAAATGATTCTGGCGAATCTTTACAAAAAGGAATTCCAAAAAGTATGATTCCTTCAGGTCAAGAAGATTTATATATTTTAAAATCAGAAGTTGTCCCCCCTTTATGTCCGGCATGTCCAAAATGTTTGAGTAATTCTAGCTCTAGCTCTAGCTCTAGCTCTAGCTCTACCACAAATAATAGCGATTTGTCAAAAAGTTGCCAACCATGTCCTCCTTGTGGTCGTTGCCCCGAACCAGCTTTCGAATGTAAAAAAGTACCAAACTATAATTCCATAAACAATAGTTATTTACCCATGCCTGTATTGAGCGATTTTAGCAATTTTGGAATGTAATTTTATTTTTTATAAATTATTTATGTAAAATAAAAAATACTTGTAAAAAAGATGAATATTATTTATATTTTTTATAATAATAATATAATAATATATAAAGATATGGCAAATATCCCACCTACTCCTTATTACGATAAAGTCAATTTAACAGATAATAGTGACCAAGAAGATAAAAAGTATAAAAATTTATATAATTTTATTGCTACAAAAGCACGAGAAAAACAAGAATTAAAAAATTATTTGAACGAACTTGGTTTTGAAAACCAGTCCGATTTGAAATATTTTCAAGGCACGCCCACTTGGTTTCAAGATATTTATGATTTATTAGATGAGGAAGATAAAATAGAAATAAAAGAAAATTATTTATATAATATAAGAAATATTTTAGGTGAAGGACACACAAATTTTCAATTTACAGGAGGTAAAAAAAAATACAAAAAAACCTATAGAAAATACAAAAAAACCTATAGAAAAAACAAAAAAACCTATAGAAAAAACAAAAAGAGTAAAAACAAAAATACAAAAAGAGTAAAAAAATACTGATTAAAAAGATAAATAAAAGTTTGGTTACAAAATGATTATATAATATATAATTATTTTGATAAAGTATAAATTATATTTATAGATCATTTATTTTTTTACGTTTTGTTTTTTTACGTTTTGTTTTTTTACGCTTTGTTTTTTTACGCTTTGTTTTTTTACGATTCGTTTTTTTACGTTTTCCACCATCCAATTTTTTAACAATTTTAAAAACATCAATTGGATAATAATCTTCGTTCACTTTTCTAACATTGTTACAATTATAATAATCATTATAATATAAATCTGTATGAAAATAACCAATATTTTCTAATTTTTCTTGAGCAATTTTACACGCATTTTTACAATTTTCTGTAACTTCATTTCCTAACTCAGAAAAAAATAGGTACTTCTCATTATTATATATATGATTCATTAATGGTGTTTCATTTATTCGTAATAATAATCCAGTATTCGGATTATAAAGAGTATTCCACATATCTAATGAATATTGTGCGTTTTCTGGTGATATAATTTTTTTTCCGTAATATTTTTTTTCATTTATATTTATTGAAACTGTTTCTTGAAATGCTTCATCTGGATCACCTAGATTCATTAACATACGATCCGCATGATCCGCATGATCCATATATATTTATTATATTTTATTTATATTATATCAATAAATACTTTTCCGTAAAATAATCACGACATATTTATTTTTTCCAAAGTTTCCTCGTTTTCACGCACTTTTTATCCATTTGAAAAGTTGCCCCTTTTTCTTCCTGTGGCACAATCTTAATAATACATTTTGATTTCTTACCATATAACGGCTCTGTACACCCCTTGCCTTCTATTAGTTTATCATGTTCTTTCTCTTCATATTTGAATAATTTAGGTAAATCATCAGTACATCTTGATCGAAAATGCTCATATCTTTCTCTCACGTCACAATATTTTAAATTAGATTTCTTCTTTAATTTACGATTGATCAGTTCGTGTAATTCATAAATATATCTTGAAAAAGTATCGCGGTTTTTCATACATTCCATGGTCAATGGTAATTCTCTTAAATTTGTCTTGAAATTCATACGACAATATTTACAAGGAAGAACATTTTTTAAACTCAATACATAATTTCGGTATTGATGTTTTTCTTCCATTGTTGGATCAACTGGATAATTGAAGCTCATTGTGTGAAGAAAATGCCACGCGCCAGGACCCCAAACTGTTGTAAGCATACCGTCGCCACTATTGTAATCATCTTTTGAATACACTTTTTTTGTGTTATTTTTTATAGTTTTGTTTTTATTCGTCTTGTTTTTAGTATTTTTTTTAGAAATTGTATTTGTCATATTGATTTATGTTGGTATATATTATACAAATATTATAATATTTACAATAATTATGAACGATACTGTTTACATAAATAGTTATGTAAAAAATACAAAAAAATCTTGTTTTTATATCATATTATCTATATTTCTCATTTTTTTATTTATATTTGGACCTTTAAACCGTTTTATAATCACGTCTATTATTAGTAAAATTATTATAATTGGTCTTTTATTATACGCACTTTATCAAAACACTACTTCAACTATGAATTTTTCTAAATATACCAACACTATTTTTACGGATAGACCATGGAATAGTATAAAAACAAATATTATTTTTGGTTATATATTTTCACTCTTTATATTATTCTTGATTATCAAGATCATTGGAGGATCTTTTTAACAAATGATCAATTAAATCATTTGAATAATTCGCAGAATTTATACGGACACTATTTAGGACATCATTTTTGCCAAATTTAATACTTTTCATTTTATTATAATATAATTGATCGTTTTTAAACTCATATTTATTTATAATGACTATTGAACCGTTATGACTTCTAAATAACATTTATTTTATTAAATATATGAAATAATATTTAAATCATTATGACATATGTATTATTTCATATTTATTATGTAATGGTGCTAGGACATTTACAATAATATTGACCTTTTTTATTTGCTTGGCAACTAGGATATCCACCACCAGAACATGTTCCGGTGTATTTGCAATTATCATGATAACCTGGCGTGCATGACGTCCTAAATTCCTCAACAATACGAGTTTTCACAAAAAAGAAAAGAAAAAGTGCGGCTAAAACAATAAAAACCCAGAAAAACCCAGAAAAACTCCTTTTCTTCATATAAGTTAAACAAATAAAATAAATTATTTATATTTATATTTAGAAATTTGACTCATTTTTACGAAGTATGTAATTACATATTTTTTGTGTATTTTTAATGTTTTGTATTTCGTTTGAACCTAATTACATTTTTTATTCTCATTATACATATATGGCATTTTTAAGTAGTTTAACGAGTTCAGCATCTTCTTCTGGAATTTTAAATAAACTCAAAGAATTTATATCTAAATTGAAGATAAAAAATGTGTTGATGATTATTTTGGCTATTGTTTTAATAATCGTCATTTATTATATTTACACCAAGTATTTTAGTAAGGGATATGGAAGAACTATCGAAAACATGGAAAATGAATCTGGTGATAAAACCGCGGAATTAATGCTATTCCATGTAGACTGGTGCCCTCATTGTAAAACCGCAAAACCAGAATGGGACCAAGTCAAGGCAGAATATCAAAACAAGAAAATTAATGGATACAAAGTAATGTTTAATGAAATCAACTGTACAGATGAAACACCTGAAAAGGTAAAAATGATTGAAACCTATAAAATTGAAGGTTACCCAACCATTAAATTAGTCAAGGACAACCAAGTCATTGATTTTGATGCGAAACCAACCAAGGACACCCTGACTAAATTTCTGAATACTGTATTATAATACTTGAGGCGATTCTTCTGATTCTACTGTAATGATTGGTTGATTTCCATTTTTGTGTTCATTTTTGTCTTCATTTTTGTTTTCATTTTTGTCTTCATTTTTGTGTTCATTTTTGTGTTCATTTTTGTGTTCATTTTTGTGTTCATTTTTGTCTTCATTTTTGTGTTCATTTTTGTGTTCATTTTTGTGTTCATTTTTGTCTTCATTTTTACATTCTTTCTTTTGTTTCAAAGAGAGAAACTGTTGGGACGCCTGAATACCAATATTTAATAATTGCTGTCTGACTTCACTTGAAGAAACCGCTGATTTTAAAAATGAAAAACTCGCATGTTTTGTATTATAAACAACTTCATTTTCAATGCTTGGTTGTTTTTTTTCAGTATCTACATTTTCAACAAGTTTATTTATAAACGTCATCATATAATCTAATATAGTCGATTCTTGATTTACTATATTATTTACAAAATCAGTCTCAGGGTCTTTTTCATAATTGTTTCGTAATCCCAAAATTTCATCATAGCCACCTTGTTGTGTTATACAGTTATTCTTGATACAAAAATTCAATGGATAATTTGAAATGATTCCACCATCTACAAAACAGTCGTCGCCTATACAATACGGCGAAATTATGAGTGGTAATGCGCTTGTCATATGTATTGCCTTTAATATTTCCAAATCAGGATGTGTTTTATAAGATACATCCACAATTTCAAAACGGTTCATTTCTAAAGAAAATACATGAAAATCAATTTTAGTATATTCATAAAATTCGTACATGGTCATTTTCATAGATATGTCTCGCGAATTAAAAAATGGTTTAAAAAAAATATCAAATAATTTTTCATCAAAGACTCCTTTTTTGTTATATGCTTCAAAAATTTGACTTACACGAATTTGAAATACCTCGTGCCACGGGCGTTTTATAATATAATCATTAATACTATCCCAGTCAAATTTCAGGGCGACCAAGAGTCCAAGGATTGATCCAGCTGATGTACAATATATTGATTCTATGTTTTCTATATTCCAAAATTGTTGTTTTTCCAAGTGTTGCAGAGCGCCTAATGCGATGACTCCCGTGGGTCCTCCACCCGATATCACAAGATGTTTAATTGTCATTATTATTATAAATTAAATTACTTTTAATAAGTTTTTTTCCCTATATTTTGTAAATGGCAAATATATTTACTTTGGAAAATGTAAATGATTTTTCAGAAAAATTAAACATTGATGAATTGTACGAAAAAAAACGGCAATATGATTTGAATAAATTGGAATTATACAACAAAATATTAAACAGAATACATGTCAGAATTAAAACCACATCGCGACAAAAAATAGACGAGCAATTTTGCTGGTTTGTTGTACCAGAAGTGATTATAGGCGTTCCCAAATATGATCAAGGCGCGTGTATTGCATACATTATAGATAAATTAAAGGAAAATGGTTTTAATGTAAAATACATTCACCCAAATACTTTGTTTATATCCTGGCAACACTGGGTGCCTTCTTATGTGAGGTCCGAAATTAAAAAAAAAACAGGAATAGTGATTGATGAATATGGTAATAAAGTAGATGAAATGGGAGAAATCACCAATGGACATGTAAATGATATGTTTAATATCAAACCACAACCTCAAACAAAAGTAGTGAAAAGTGCTATGAAACAACAAAAGAATTTTACTCCAATCACTTCTTATAAACCACAAGGAAATTTCATTTATGACAATGATTTGTTGAGTACTTTAGAAGAAAAAATAACATGAACTGTTGACAAAAATATTTATATTATTTAAAATATATTTATATATATTATATACTATACTAAAAATACATGATAAATAAATCAAAAAAACATAAGGGTTCTCACACACACAATAAAACCAAGAAAAATTATAATATTAATAAAATTCGAGATGTATTTGATTCCTTTGAAGATAGTTATGAAAAAAAAGTAAACGAAAGTATTAAGAAAAAAAACAGAAAATATGCTTCCAATGTAGAAAAATTATTAAACCAAAGTAGAGTTGCGATTTACAAAAAACAAGACAGCGGTGATTTATGGCAAAAAAAATTAGTTCAACTATTTAATATTCCATTTACTCCATCTAGTATAAAACCCAATGACGATTTTTACACCTATATTAATTACAGATGGTTACAAAATACTGAAAAAGAATTTGATAGCAAGGGAAAACCACAGAACAAAAAATATTTTTCACAAATTGACGAATTTAGATTAGTACAAGACAAGACCTATCGCGATGTATTGAGATTGGTAGATGAATATATTAAGAAAACCGGATCAACTACAACAAAAGATGAAAAAATGAATCATGTGAAAAAGTCATTTGAAAATTTAAACAATTTTTCGCATACAAAGAAGCATATTGCGGAATTTACCAAGATGTATCAGGGTTGTCTTGAAAAAAATAATTTATGGGATTTTTTAGCAGAAATTAATAAAAATGAAATTATTTCATGGGGATGCCCAATACAATGGCAAGTAACACCTGATCAAAAAAACGCCAAAAAATATCGTAGTTTTATTAGTAGTCCAGAATTATCCATATTTGATATTAATATATATTTTGATGAATCTCCCGGAGCCAGCAAGGAAGATAAAGAATACCGGAAACTATTAAAGAACAAATATTTAAAATATATTCACGATATTTTTGACGCTTGTTTAGAAAAAAATCATGGTCTAAAAGCCCAAGATGTATTTGATAAAGAAGTGGAAATTGTAAATGCGATGGGTTGCTTATCAATTAAAAACGATTCGCCCAAGTTTTACAATATTGTTCAAAAAAATGAAGCACTGAAAAAATACGGTTTTGACTGGGAGAACTTTACCAAATGTTTAGGATATACACATACTCCTGATTTTTTTATATGTGGTAGTCTCAACTATTTGAAATGTATTTGTGACAATCTTACCGCTAATTGGACCGATAATAAATGGAAAAGTTACTGGTATTACATCTTTTTACGACAACTCATTCGTTTTGATAGAAATTTAAATGAAATACATTATGAATTTAAGGGTAAATTTATGACTGGATTACCCGCAAATTTTCCGTATGATTTGTATCCTGTTTTTGGATTATCCATCACATTCAACTCAACATTGACCAAACTATATTTGGACTCATTCAAAAATGAAGAAGTGATTCAATATGTCAAAAATATGTTTTATGATTTAGTAAAAGTATTTAAAAGAATTATTACACGCAACAACTGGATGGACCCAAAAACCAAAAAGAATGCCTTGATTAAATTAAATCACATCAGATTAGATATTGGCAGACCAAAAGTATTAAGGGAAGATCCTTTATTAGATTATGTTCCAAGTGATCCATGGGTCAATATGATGTTGATTGTTGGATGGAGACACCGCAAATTTTTAAAATTAGACGGAGGAAAAGTGATTGATATACCAATGGTTGACTGGGCGGCGACACCATTTAAATTAACCGGTTATCAAACTTATATTGTGAATGCGTTTTATACACCCACAATGAATTCAATTTATATTCCTTATGCGTATTTACAAAAACCATTTATAGATTTAGAAGAAAGGGGTATTGAATATAATTTGGTCCATATTGGTTATACTTTAGGACACGAAATGTCGCATTGTTTAGACAGTACAGGAAGTAAATATGATTACCAGGGTAATTTATATGATTGGTGGACCAAGAATGATAAAATACAATACAAACATATTTTAGACAATATTATCAAACAATACGAGGCGTTTGCGTTAAAAGATGGAATTAAATTTGACGCGGCGCCCAGTATTGGGGAAGATGTTGCGGATATTTCTGGTTTAGCAATATGTGAAGAATATTTAAAAGATTTTCAAGACAACAATGATTATATTGTCCCAATCAGAGCTTTATCTTTTGAAATGTTTTATGTTTATTTTGCGGTAAATCAAAGACAGCATATTTACAAGAGTGCCTTGCGTGCTCAATTATTGACTAACCCGCATCCTTTAGACAAATATCGTACAAATGTTCCATTATCTCGTTTAGAAATATTTAGGAATATTTACAATGTAAAAAAAGGGGATGGAATGTATTGGCCAGATATGAGAACAGTATTTTAATCTTTTTTACTTTATTATTATTTTTATTCTATTTTTATTTAGGAAATTTATTCAAAATTTTGGTTTCTCTCATTCATTGTAAAATAAAACAATAAAAATAAAACAATAAAAATAAAATCAAAATATTAAGAAATATAGAAAATACATCTATTTTCATTATTTTCATTATATTATTTAAAAACCATAAAAATATTATTTGTAAATATTAATATTATTTTTAGTAAAAACCAAATTCATATTTCAAAAAATTTTTTTGTCATGTATATATATAAAATGGCAAGTCGTCGTTCAAGAAGAGTAAGTCGTCGTTCAAGAAAGGGTAGTAAGAAAGCATTCAGAGCCGCAGCTAAGCGCGCAGTTAAATTACAAAAGTCCGCAAAGAAGGCGGCAAGTGTTGCTCAAGCAAAGTCTAAATCTGCTTCCGCTGCTCAATCTGCTGCTCAATCATTAGCACAAAAAGCGGCCCAAGCCCAAGCACATGCTCAATCTGCCGCTCAATCCGCCACCGCGGCCCAAGCACATGCTCAATCAAGTGCCCAATCCGCCGCATACGCATAAATATAAAATCAAAATATTACGCTAATCTTTAGTGTTTCAATGATTTTATAAATTTGTTATGTTATATTCATTAATGAATATAATATATAATATATTCTTTTCATTTGTCTAATTATTATTTATTACTGCGAATAAGTGATAAGATTGTCGCCTATTTCTTCCAAACTATTAATTTGATTTTGAGTCGTTTCAAAAATTTTGGTTTCCACAATTGCCTCATATATTTGTATTCCTTCTACAAAATCCTTTTCGCATTTAAGATATAAATCATGAATACAATTTCGCGTTTCATTTGATATAATTTGTAATGAATTTTCATTTAGTTCTGGATTAATTGTAACACGTTTATCATCACCATCTCCTATATAAACAAAAATTCTATTTAAAATTTCGACTAATTCGTCATGTTTTTCATTTACTGAATGTACCATACTCTTGAGATTTTTAGCGTATGCTTGAAAAAGTTGGTCATCTTGACTAATTTCATATGACGTATATGCTGATGTATTTGTCAGACAGTATTTCTTTTTACTATAGTCTCGCAAAGGTATGTCGCTGAATTTTTTTATATTTTCAGGAACTGTTAGATTACCGGTATATTCCGTGTAAAATTTATTTAAATCTTTTTGAAATTGTGTAGATGTTTTTGGTGTCATACCTGTGAATTTTCCTGTTTTAAAATCGTAGTCAGTGTCATTATATAAATCGGCTAATTCGGGAATTCCTGGTTCATCTGCCAAAGTTTTATTTTGATTAAAAAAACATAATTTTTCGGGGTTAGGATTCACAAGAGGTGTTTCATTTGGTAACATTATATTCAAAAAAAGATCGTTTTTTAAAATATCAATACGCTCCCCACATATATTTGTTTTGAAAATTTCTACATGTCCTGTTTTAGGAATATTATGTTTTTCACTTAATTTATATTTAGTCATTTTACCTGAATTATTTGTATGAATATATTCGGGGTTGATTGTTGTTACAATTGCCGCAAATATTTGTGCTATTTTTACGTAAAACTTTGAGATTTGTTGGCATTTTTCCATTTTGTCGTCTTGTTCGGAAAGCTTAATTACATTGTTGATGTCATTTTTATTTATAAAAACCATCTTTTCTTGTGCGACCCCGTTTTCTGCGACGACCCCGTTTTCTGCGACGATTCCGTTTTCTGCGACGACCCCGTTTTCTACCCGATCAACCATTTTATTTACTTGTAAATCCTTGAAATATTTATTTATGATTTCAGAAGTCAATATGATTAAGTCGTCGCAATATTTTTCTTTGTAAAGATTTCTTAAACTTTGAAAATTCATAGTTAAAATATAATGTGTAGCAATATAGTCAATTTCGTCTTCTAATGAAACTTTTGTTCTTGTTCCCCCGTTTAAATTAGAAGTTTGATTACCCATATATGATAAATATAAAAAAATTATAAATTAAAATTGAATTAAAATTATCTTTTCTTATCAAAATAAAAATATGAGTAAAGACAAAAGTATTAAAAAAAGAGACAACCTTGCCAGTGTGAACAAAAAAGAATTATGGAATGTATTTGACTGCGAAATAAACAAAAACAACACGCCGCTTGAATGTATGTTTCGCGAATGCGGGAATCGTGAAAGTTGTGATCGTTGTGAATCCATGTTAGCATTTTCAGAAGAAGGATTCTTAACTTGTACCAATAACCGATGTGGTATTATTTACAAGGATATTGTCGATCATTCGGCAGAATGGAGATATTATGGTGCGGATGATAATCAAAACTCTGACCCAACTAGATGTGGTATGCCAATTAATCCGCTATTACAAGAGTCTTCCTTTGGTTGTAAAGTCTTATGTTACGGTTCCACCAGTTATGAAATGCGAAAAATCCGGAGATACACAGAGTGGCAATCTATGCCATACAAGGAAAAATCACAATATGAAGAATTCCAGCGTATTACCATCATGGCGCAAAATGGAGGTATTCCCAAATTAATTATTGATGATGCGATTCGCTATCACAAAAAAATATCAGAATACGAATTGACATTTCGTGGTGACAATCGTGACGGAATATTGGCCGCATCTATTTATATTTCATGTCGTATCAATAATTATCCACGCACAGCAAAAGAAATCGCGACTATCTTTAATTTAGATGTTACTAGTGCTACCAAGGGCTGTAAAAACGCTCAATTAATTATTAATAACCTTGAAAAAGACATGATACATTCTGACAAGACATTGTTTTGTAAGACAAAACCAGAAGCATTTATTGAGCGATATTGTAGCAAATTAAGTATTAACAATGAATTGACAAAGTTGTGTCAATTTATTTCTATGAAGATTGAAAAAAAAGGACTCATGCCGGAAAATACCCCACATTCCATTGCCGCAGGAGTGGTTTATTTTATAGCACAATTATGTAATTTAAATATCAGTAAAAAGGATATTAAAAATACAAGCGAAATCAGTGAAGTCACGATCAATAAATGTTTCAAAAAAATAGAAAAAATGAAAGAGGAGCTAGTTCCGGCAGTAATACTTAAAAAATACGGGTGTATTTGATCAAATAAAATAGTTACATTATTAGTTAAAAAATATTTAAAAATTTATTTTTTAATTATAATATTAGACTACATGGAATTTGTTGAAAAAAAACCATTAGACAATATTTGTATTCTTTTGACGTCAACAATATATGTAAATCCTAAAAAAAACCATTTATGTAATACAGATCCATCAAATAGAATAGAAACATATTTAAAATCTGTGAAACAATGGTTAGAAAATACAAATTTTAAAATTGTTTTAGTTGAAAATTCTGGTTATAAATATCCAGAATTAAAAAAATATACCGAAACATATAAACACCGGTTTGAAATAATTTTATTTAAAGAAGATGAATTAAAAGATGAAGTATTTGATGAAATCGGCGCACAGGCATTGCGATTACCCGATGATTATTTATATACAAGCAAAGGAACAAGTGAAATGTTTGCTATTTATTATGCTTATCAACAATCATTTTTGGCAAAGTCGTGTGATTTTTTTATAAAAATTACTTGTCGATATTTTGTTTCGCAGCTTGAAGAATTTTTAAGAGACAAAAATATGGATGATTATGAAGCATTAAGACAAAATGACGGGGTTGATAAGCCGGAATTATTTAATGACCAAAAAGATAAATGTAAATGTGAAATAGTGGGTGCACATAGAAATAAATTTGATGAAGTTTTTAGACCTGACCATTTTAGATGTAGTGATGGTATGTGGTATCATCATGCTGAAAGTATTTATAGAGATCGTCTTTTTACACGTTTATCATCCTTAGAAAAAATATTAGTTTGCGATACATTCAAAATAGAACCAACATTACAAGGAGGGACTTTTGAATTGATGCGAACTTTATAATTTTAGGAAGTGTAATGCGTTTTTAGTTTTTTTTTATTATACGCAACTTTAATATTTGATTGTTGTATATGTCTTTATCAAATATTATTATACCAAAAAGAATTTTTATTGTTCCCTATAGAAATCGCCGCGAACAAAAGTTTTTTTTCAGTAATCAAATGACATTTATATTGGGTAATGATGTGGATAGTGATTATGAAATATATTTTGTTCATCAATGTGATAATCGTAATTTCAATCGCGGTGCCACAAAAAATATTGGATTTTTAGCAATGAAGGAAAAGTATCCAAATGATTACAAGAATATTAATTTTATATTCAATGACGTTGACACATTACCGTTTCATAAATTGTTTGATTATGAAACAACACGTGGAGTTATTAAACATTATTACGGATTTACGACCGCTTTAGGTGGAATTGTTGTTATTCGCGGCGCCGATTTTGAAAGGATCAATGGTTACCCAAATTATTGGGGGTGGGGTATGGAAGATGCTTGTCTTGAAAAAAGAGCGTCTTTTATGAAAATACAAATTGACCGTTCACAATTTTATACAATCGGCAGTCCCGAAATTCTCCAATTGTTTGACGGGGTATCTCGTATGGTTTCGCGCAAAGATCCTTTTCGTATGAAAAATGATACCGGTGTTGACGGTATTCGGTCCATCAAAAATTTTGCGTATACAATTGATGATAAATCGTTGAATCCCAATGACAATATCTATGTAGTTGAAAATACTCGTATACAAGTAGTAAATGTAACTCATTTTACAACACTTGTAGACGCAAATGCTGATGTATACCATGATTACGATTTGAGAGAACCCGTGAGAAATATCATGTATCCAGCGGCAAATGTCAAAAAATCGGAAAAAAGTGTAGTTGGAACAGAAGATTGGAAAAATATTCCATATTATCCAACTGTTTTAGAAAAAAAAGAAAATGAAATGAAGAACATAGAGAGAAAATATATACATACCCCTTCTCCACAAGGACAACTACAAAAACCAATCTCGGCAAAATATTATTTTTCCAAAGAATACGCCAGGAATCATTATCCTGCTCCACGATCGATCGCAAGTGCCAATGTTCCTTTTGTTACCAGGAGCACGAGTTCAATTGGCGCAGCTAGAAGAAGATAAAAATGTAAAGATTAAAAATTGGTAGTTAAATTCGGTAAAACGGCTTTCTCTCTTTCTCTCTTTATAGTATATGTTAAAAAGTAAAAAGAAGGATGAAATATGTCATCAAATTAAAAATATTTCGTATAACAAGGTTCTTACTGAATGGAACAACATCCAGGATCTCTTGGGTTCGCAAAAAGAATTAAATGGTCGTAGCAAACTCGGATGCGATTTTCTAGATTACTATTTTTTTGCGCATCGTCTAGAAACCATAGGTAATAAGGGGATAAACTTTTACGATTTTTTAGAAAACATTGAATATTACAAGACCAAGAAATATATTCAAACTTTGCTCACTTTTTGTGAAGAGAAAAACCGTTATGTTGGCAAAGAAATCAAAAAATACTATTACATTTATGGTCTTTGTTTTGGCAGATGTAACGCGTTTAAAATAACAAATGCCCTGGAGATGTACCAAAAATACAAACCTGCGCATATTTTAGATCCCTTTTGTGGATTTGGGGGAAGACTGGTTGCGGCAATGTTGCTTGGGGTGAATTATACCGGTATTGATTTGAATGTGGACCTAAAGACGGGTTATGATAAATTATTGACAGATTTTCAAAGTAAAACGACATCCGATGTTTCTCTCATCTATCAAGATTCAAAAGAGGTTGATTACACAAAATTTACATATGATATGGTTTTTACATCACCTCCTTATGAGAATATTGAGATTTACAAAAACGGAGAGAAAAAAACCAACGAACAATGGTCAGACTTTTACAAGAAAGTATTCCAAAATACGTGGGTGAGTCTCTCGCCAGGAGGCATTTATGCGATCAATATTAATGCCGCTATTTATGAAAAATCTCTTGTGCCGCTCTTGGGCGCATGCCACGAAAAAAGAGAACTTAAGAAATCCACCCGGAATACCAAATACAAGGAATATATTTATATATGGGAAAAACCAGCTTAAATACTTTTTTGGAATTATATGTATTCGTCGCGCTCCCAAAATGTCAAGTGTGATTTCTTGTATTCCCGATATTCAACATTCATTGTATATTAATTTAGAAAAACGCGCTGACCGGAGAGTACACGTGGAAAATGAGCTTAAAAAAATTGGAATTCAGGCTATACGGTTTAATGCGATTCGGCTGGAAAATGGCGCACTTGGATGTAGTATGAGTCATTTGAAATGTATTCAAATTGCGAAAGAAAACAACTGGTCACATGTATTAATTTGTGAAGATGATATTCAATTCTTGGACCCGGAATTATTTAAAACGCAACTGAACACTTTTTTGAAAAACCACACTGACGATTGGGATGTTGTTTTATTGGCAGGAAACAATATGCCACCTTTTCAAGAAGTTGATGATACTTGTATAAAAGTATCACAATGTCAAACTACCACTGGATATATTGTGAAACAACATTATTACGATACTTTGATTGATAATTTCAAATTAGGAATTAAATTTTTACTACGAGAACCGCAAAAACACCTTATCTATGCGATTGATAAAAACTGGTTTCATCTACAACAAAACGATAATTGGTTTTTAATTATTCCCTTGACGGTTGTTCAAAAAACAGATTATAGTAATATTGAAAAACGAATCGTTAATTACAAACAAATTATGACTGACTTAGATAAACATTTTTTGATTCGGCAAATTCAGGATCACCGTAAATAATGTAAATGATATGTAAATGATATAATATGTTTTATTATATTATTTTAACCATTTTACCTTTTGAAAATGAGGGTCAAAGAGAGAAAACGTGGGTTATCCCAAGTCCTTCCTCAAACATTAAATTTTATAAATAATTATTTTATAGTATAATAATATGATAAAGGCGTTTTCTTCTGTATTTTCATGTGTAAAACCAGACGTTGTTGAATGTACAAACTTACCCCCGTTAGATTTAACAGTATCAAAAAATTGGTATGATAGGTCTATAACTAAATTTAGAACTGAACTAGATTCAGATAAAAATATATATAAAGGTCCAACAACTGAATCTAATTGGTTAATTCCGGGTAGATTATTAGTAGGAGCATATCCATCTGAAGATGAAAATTTAGAAAATATAATGAAAAGTGGAATAAATACTTTTGTATCTTTAAATAGTGAGTATGGTTATTCTAGTGATAAAATGGCTTACGCAGATCTCCCAAATGTTGATGATGGAACAGGAAAAATAATAATAAATCCTAAATTATTTAATAAAAAAGGTTTAGTAACTTTAACTAACAAAAAATTTGATAAAGAAAAAAATTTTTTACATCTTCCGATAAAAGATATGAAAACTGCGAATGATGATGATGATGTAATTAAATTATGTCTAGAATTAAAAAAAAGAATTTGTCAAGGTGAAAATATATATATACATTGTTGGGGTGGACATGGTAGAACAGGTATAATATCTACTATCTTACTATGTTTATTATATAAAATTACTCCTGAAGAGGCGTTTGAATACGTACAATATTCACACGATCAACGAATGTTGGGTTATAATCATGATAATAATTATACAAAATTAATAACCGATGAAACATTAAAAAATAAATTTGCTCCTGGTCAAGTTCCTTCGCCCCAAACATCAGAACAACGCAAACAAGTTATTAGAATAGTTAATAAATTAAATTCATGTTCTCGTGGAGGAAGAACAAAACAAAATAAGTTAAAATCTAGAACAAAAAAAAATAAAAGTAAAAAAATAAAGAGGAAAAGTAGAAAGACAAAAAACAAAAAAATAATAAAAAAATTATTGGGGGGGGGTCTTATGGAAGATAATGTATTTGAACAATTGTTAACTGTAAAACATAAATTAGAAGATAAACGTATTTTAGATATTGGCACGAGGGATGGATTAAATTGTTATTCTTTGTTGTATTTTGGAAAAAAAGAAGTAATTGGTATTGATATTGATGATTCTCAATTTTTCAAATTAGAAGAATATTTAGATAAGATGTATCCAAATAAAGAAAAAAATGAGTATTCTAAAAAAAAATTTGAATATTATAAAAATAATATTAAATTAATAAAAGTAAATTTATTGGATTTTGTTGATGATAATAAATTTGATATTATAACTTGTTTTTTATGGAATATGCCATTTGATAATTATGATGAAATAATGTTAAAAATAAAATCACTATTAAATACAAATGGAATTCTTTATATAGGAATACATGATTATGTTTATAAAGATATAAACAGTCAATTATCTGTTATAAATTTATTAGAAAAATATTTTAATAAAGTAAGAATTATAAATAATAAAGACAGATTTCAATGGATAATTGAAGCAACAGAACCTAAATAATTATTTTACATGTTTTTATTTTTTATATAAATGAAAAAACAAAAACAAAAATTCTAAATATTGAAAATTTAAAATTCAAAAATTTACACACATGCCACCTTTATCCACTCCTCCAAAAATAAATCGCATGTATCATGTGGTGCTTTGGGTCCAAACCATGTTTCAGGGTAACACACGATTTTTGATGGGTTTGAATTCAAATACGCTCCCCACCAACTAAAGGTACTATTCGCAATGATATTATGACCGCAACTACTCATCATTAACAATTGTTCCCAGTCTGGGATTTGATCGTTTACCTTTATAAATGCGCAATTTGTAAACTTGTCACTTAATAATGCTATTATTTTATTTACATCCTCATTGTCTTGTTCTTCACAAAAATACAATATTTTAATCACTTTTGTAGGTTTTATTTTATTCAACAATAATTGGATACTATTTTTATAATATTCAGCTGACATAATGGGGTGAATATCTTGTAAATTCTTGAAATCGCCGAGCCTGAAATGAATACTGATAAAATCCTTGTAATTATAATTATATTTTTGGGTAACCTTCTTTTTCAAATCATCCATGCGCAATAAATGGTAAATTTTTTCATAATGTTCTTCAAAATATTTGGGGCTTTGAAAATAACCATCCAAAATAATACTTTGAGCCATAGTCGTTTTATCTGGTAGTTTTTCATAAGTAAATAATTTTTCTCTCACAATATCCATCATCATAAATTTATTGTTCAAAAAACTTTTAATCGCTATAAAAAAAGTATTCCAATAGGTATACCTTTTTGTTACACCATTCAATGAATCAACATTTTTGAAAAAAAAGATATCCTTATTTGACAACGCATACGCAATGGTCGTAAATATTTCAAACAACTGATTCCCTAAACCTCCCTTTAAATTACAAGTAATCATATGGATTCGTGTATATTATATATAATATATAATCTATAATATGTAATCATATTTATACTCTTATTACTGTAAATCTTTAAAAATCCTCATTAAAATTAAAAGTCTCCTCCGATATTGTCTTATCCGCTAAAGCATAAGAATCCACTCGTTTCTCAAAAAAGTTTGACTTTGCCTCAAGACTAATCAATTCCATAAAATCAAATGGGTTCGCCACATCATAAATCTTGTCGTATCCCAATTGAAGACACAAACGGTCCGCCACAAATTGTATATATTGTGTCATCATTTTTGAATTCATACCTATTAAGCGACATGGCAACGCATCACAAATAAATTCTGTTTCTATTTCAACCGCATCTTTTACCAATTCATGAATTTTTGCCTTGCTCATCTTTTTCACTAATTTACTGTACAACAAAATGGCAAACTCACAGTGTAACGCCTCATCGCGCGAGATTAATTCGTTTGAAAATGTCAATCCTGGAAGCAATCCCCGTTTTTTTAACCAGTATATACTACAAAAAGCACCTGAAAAAAAGATACCCTCTACGCAGGCAAACGCCACTAAACGTGTAGCAAAATTACTGCGATTGTCTTTTATCCATTTTTGTGCCCAATCCGACTTCTTTTTTATACAAGGAAAATTATCTATGGCGCGAAATAAACGCATCTTTTCTTCTTCATTTTTGATATAAGTCTCAATCAATAAACTATAGGTCTGAGAATGTATATTTTCCATTGCGATTTGAAACCCGTAAAACGCTCTTGCCTCTGACAATTGAACATCTGACATAAAACGCACAGCCAGATTTTCCAAAACAATCCCATCACTTGCTGCAAAAAACGCCAAAATCATTGATATAAATTGCTTTTCGTCTTCACTTAAGGTCTCCCAATGAGTTAAATCTTTTGATAAATCGATTTCTTCGGCTCGCCAAAAACAATCCACTTGTTTCTTATACATTTCCCATATATCTTGGTGTTGGATAGGAAACATTACAAAGCGATTATCGTCAGGAGATAGTAACGGTTCTTGAATAGTCTTTGACATCCTAAATAATATATAGTCAAGATTTTATATTTTGTTAAAAATATATATTGTTGTTTTTTAAATAAAAAGATTTTTTGGTATATTTATATAAAACACTTGAAAATGGTACGCGTCGCAATTTGTTATTGGGGCATGACCCGGTCAACACGGCTTGTTCATCACGCACATAAAAACCAAATATTTGATATATTCAAAAATAACCAGGTTGATTATGATGTATATATTCATACGTGGAAAAGCGCTCAAAATATGATATGGGGTGTTGATTGGAATAGTACGCGGAATATTCCCAATGATTACAATGAGTACAAATTATTGAATCCAACGCACTATGAATTTGATGATCAAGAAAAGTTTTTGAAAACAGTTTATTTTTCCGATTATTTCAAAAAAGAATTATACGATACCTATGGAGATCACCCGGATTACGAATGGCGTCCCGAATTAATACGCAATATGATTTGTGCGCTAGAAAGTCAAAAAAGAGTTACCCAAATGTGCGTCGATTCTCAAAAAAAATACGATTTCATGCTTTATGTTAGACCCGACGTGGATATATACACGCCTTTTTTGCTTGAATGGTTTGACTTGGTGAAACCTGGCGAAATCGCACTAACAAATGAAAGTTATCGTCATTTTGAGGGATATAATGACAAGTTCGCGTTAATGCGCTTTGACGATTGTAAATTATATGCGGATCGTTTGGACGGTTTGAAATCTTATCGGGATACCAAGGGACGAATTGTGGCGGAAAAATATTTGAAATATGTCATTGAAAAAAATTTTTCAAATGTTCATTTTGTGAACATGAGTGTGCGTTTAATTCGACCGCAATAATTTTCTTCTTTCTTTTTTGTGATATTTTTATTTACCTTGTTTGCTGTTTGCCTTTTTAAGTGACAAATCACATAATTCTTGTAATCGCGCCTTGTAGTATTCAGAATAATAACTAGAGCCTTCATTTAATTCATCAGTATAATGTAAATGAGTTAAATCCCCATGGTGTTGTTCATATAAATAACGGTTATTGTTTATTTCGGGGTGTATATAAAATTCGGCATCAGTCAATTGTTCGTTATAATTTTGATATATACTTGCGGGACTATTCTCTGGATTATTATCATGATTACTCTGAATCGTATTTTTTTGATTATTTATTTGTGTTGTTGTAAATAATAATAACACCAATAAAGTGGTCACTATTATAAACGCAATTATATCCCAGTTATTTACTGAGTGATATAATTTTGATTTAGGGGAATATGGACAATTTTTAGATATATAAGGAACGTTTGATTCAAGAGCATCATATTCATCATTGGAACAGGATTTATACGAGTGATCGTTGATATTTACTGGATAATTGTTTGCCGAATAATTGTTTGCCTGATGATTGTTATTACTTGTTGGTAAATTATTTGAAAGGTAATTCATATTTGCGGTGTAATTCATTTTTTATAAGTTATGTTTATTTTTATAATAAATAAATTATAATAAATTACTTTTCAATTTTTTTTACATTGATGTAATATAAGTAAATTAAGAAAATGGTGAATGTTAAAATGAGTATAAAAGATAGAAATGATATTTTAACAAAAGTTGAAAATGAAATTGATTCAAAATTAAGCACTTTGTATCAAAAACAACATTATAGAGATAATAAAAACCCACAAAAAATATCAGAAAAAATACATAAACAACCAGTAAAAACACATGTAGATACGCCATTAAAGGAAGCACCATTGGAAGCACCATTAAAGGAAGCGTCATTGGAAGCACCATTAAAGAAAGCACCATTGGAAGCACCATTGGAAGCACCATTAAAGGAAGCGCCATTAAAAGAAGCACCATTGGAAGCGCCATTAAAGGAAGCACCATTGGAAGCATCATTGGAAGCATCATTGGAAGCATCATTAAAAGAAGCACCATTGGAAGCTCAATTAGAAAAATTATTAGAAGAGCCTGTAATAAAACCTAATTTAAATATATATAATGATGACGGTCCTTTGAATTTAAAAAACCAAAATAAACCACCTTTAGGATTGGGATTAGGCGAAGGATCAAATCCTAATAAAAAAGCCGACAATCCTCCATTTATGAATTTAGCAGAAAAAGAAAATTGTTTATCAAAAATAGAACAAGAAATAAAATTTAAAAAAAATTTATTAATGGAAAAACAAAAATATTTAAAAAAAACGTCTGGCGACAATATTTTTTTAAAAAATGTCAATAATGATTATCAAAAATATTATAATTTTATTATCAAACAAAAAGAAGACCAATTAAAAACATTGAACTTTTTGAATGATTATATTAAAAATATCATGGTAAATAGTAAATTAACAGAACAGGGTATACTTGAAACAAATAAAGAACAAAAACGGGTATTGACCGAAATTAAAAATATTAGAAAAAGTTTAGAAGAAATTATTCATTCTTGAATTGTATAATAATAAAAATAATATTTTGTTATTATATATGGAAGAAGATATAAAGCTTGTGAATTCTATAACTCAAAATGTGGATCAACTTACTAGTATGTTAAATGATAAAAACATTTTTTTGACGAATGTTAGCAAAGAGGTTGAAAAATTAAAACCTCTTGTTGCTAGTATCGTTGAATATTTTAACGAATTAAGAACAGGTTTAAGTGATCAAGAAGATAAATCAAGTAATTATCAAAATCAAATTAATGATTTGAGTTCTCGTGTTGACAATCTAGATAATGAGTTAACAGACTTACAAAATAAGTATGATCCAATCAAAGATACAATAAGGGGTTTAAATTTTGCTAACACAGATTTAGAACATCAAATAGCTACTTTAAACACAATTATAGAAGGTTTAAATTCTAAAATAAAAGATTTAACAGAACAAAATACCGCATTAGCGGGTAAATCGGGTGCTGAAGTAACTAAATTAAATGATTTAATCATTGGATTAGAACAACAAAAAACTCAGGTAGAAGCACAATTAGCCGAGTTAAGAGGAGAGCATGAATCATTGGAAGGACAACTTAAAATAGCAATAACTGAAAAAGACTCTTTACAACAAGATTTGACTGCTGTAACCACAGAAAAAACTAATCTTACTGGTGAATTAGAAAGTGCAAAAAACGCTTTGAATGAATCAAATAATAGAATTGAATATTTTAAAAAGGCGTTAAATCATATAAATACATTAATAGGAACTCTTATATCCAGTGAAGACAATAATAGTGGTAATATTAAATTTAAATCTATAATGGATACACTTACAGCATTACAAACAGATATTAATAATATATTGTCATCTAGAAATCCTGTATCTGGTGGTAGTAAAGTACGAGGGGGTGGTCGCAGAAGAAGACATCGTGGTAAATATTCTACACGAAAAATAAAAAAAGGCATGAAAAAACGCATCATTATGAAGGGCGGATTTTATATTGGCAATAACAATAACAACAAACCAAAAACATATCACAGACGACAAAAAGATAAAAAAAGTACTTCATCTCGTCGTAGAAATAAACATAGATATACAACTACGACAAGTACTCGATCAAGAAAAAGAACATCATCCAGTTATTAAATATGAGGTTGCCCAAAACATACCGTGTATACTAGGAATGCGTATACAATAATTCGGGCCTGTTTCTCGGATTCGCAAGTATTGTATAATATTTGGGGGTTTCAACATTTCTTTACGCGCGTAATAAACACGCCTCCAACACCTTTGAATAATTCTTAACCAAAAGGTTTTCAATATGGCAACACACTCATTCCCTGATAAATATACCTGATAACCAATTTGTGGCGTAATGTAATTATCTTGGGAAATGATATTAAAATAATTTCGAATTGTTGGATGAAATATTTCCAAATTATTTTTTTTATAAGACTCTGTTAAATATTTGTATTTTTTTTTATAAATATCTATCATTACTTTGTTTAATATAAAATAATCGTCTTCGCTATTGCTGTCACTATCACTGTTGCTATAGTATTCGCTATCTTGATGATTATTATCATCTATATGAATGATCAAATGATGTCCGTGAATATTAGGGTCGCTTTCATTTATATCATAGCCATGTAAATGAGGATGGAATAGTTCGCATATTAACAAATAATTTTTTTTCTTTTTGTTCATTTGGTTCATTTGGTTCATTTGGTTCATTTGGTTCATTTGGTTCATTTGGTTCATTTGGTTCATTTATGACAAATATATATACATTTATGAAATATGATTTATACATTAAATTATTAATATTTATCAATTTTTTTTAATTGTAATATATATAATCATGAAATTCCCAAAATTACCAAAATTACCAAAATTTATGGATAAACAAAATGTATCAAAAATGCTTGAAAATAAATATGTTTTATATTTTGTTTTTATTTTAGCAATCATTAATCTTTTTGGATACATGATTACCGGAAATTTTAATTCTATTATATTCTTTATTTTAGTAGGATTTTTAACAACCTTTTTTAGTAAAAATATGATTATTATTTTAACTGTTCCTTTAGTATTAACAAGTGTGTTAATGGTTGGAAAAACGGTTAAGGAAAGTTTTGAAAATGCGAGTAAAAGTATTGATGATCAAATAAAGGAACTTCAGGCAGAAATCGACTCTATGGTTGAAAAAGGAATATCTACCAAAGCAGATAAAGCCGCGTTTAAAGAAAAAACTGATAAATTACAAAAATTATTGGCAAAAAAAATGACAGAAGGAAAGACAAAAGAAACAACTAAATCAACAATGTCAACAACTCCAAAAACATCATCAAACAGCGAGCCAATGTCGTCCATGTATAATAAACCAAATAGAATCGATTATGCCTCTACCGTAGAAGACGCATATGAAGATTTAAACAAGATTTTAGGAGGAAATGGTATTAAGCAATTAACGGATGATACTCAAAAATTAATGAAACAACAATTGGAATTAGCAGACGCAATGAAAAGTATGAGTCCATTAATGGAGCAAGCAAAGGGGTTATTACAAGGTTTTGACCTAAAAAGTTTAGGTAGTTTAACAAATGTTGGAAAAAATTTACAAATGCCTGTAGAAGGAAATTAAATCTCTGGGGTTTGACATATATTATATATATAATATATATGCCAAACAAAAAATGTATTCCAGGAGTCATATGTATTGAAAATGTAACACTCTTTTTTCTTGTATTATTTATTTTTATTTTAGGTTATTTACTTTATATTACTGTTATTAAGAAAGAAAACAATGTCATTGTCAATGTAAAAAAAGACCGCGATTTCAGGGTCCTCCCGCCAGATTTCATTCCCAATTATCCATATAATAATCAAACCCCGGACGTTTTATTGAACCCCTATATACCACCTCTTGCCGATGAACGTTATTTTGTGCCTAATCCTAGAAGAGTTGTCCCTATTAATGTTCCAACCAATCCTGGTTTTGTTGATACGAGTTATCGTCAAATGGGAATTTTAACACCTCTACACAATAACAGCAAAAAAGATAAAATATTGCCTTTAATGGGGCGACCTTTATATGTAAATCGTGACAAATGGCAGTATTATACCATGAGTGACCAAAATAACAGTGTAAAATTACCGATTGTTTATAATGGTCGTAGTTGTACAAATGAATATGGTTGCGATCAACTAAATGGCGGCGACCGAGTTTTTGTTGAGGGATATAATCAGGGTTTTAAGGTGACTATTTATGAAACAAACACCATACAGTATTTACCTTGGTAAGACTAATTTTAAAATGATGTATTCTTGATTTCTATTATACATTATATAAGCACATGAAATGGTGAATAATAGTAAATCGCTTGATCCCCGTATAGTAATGGGTAAGTCTGAAACAATAATACTGTAATTTATCCATAAAGATGAAGATATGATATTCAGTATACAAAAAATCAGTGAATATATATTTGTTGATTTTTTTGTATAGAGCAAATACATAAAAATGAATCTAGCAATAATCGAAATACCCGTAGCTGAATAAGGTATAATATAGAGTGTATTCATTAATAAAATTGTTATAATATGTGAACATATATTTTATTATATTTCTAAATGTTTTAATGTCGTATTATGTAAATTTACTGCTTTTTTGTTCTTGAACGACTTGTTTTTTTCGGTTGATTTTTGAGACGTAGTTTTGTATTTTTTCATTGTTTGCTTTTTTTTATCGTATAATTTTATTAACTTACCTTTAGTTAATTTCATAATTATATATAATTTAAAAAATAATATTTAATTATTTATCTCATTATTTATATAATATATAATTATGGCAGATAAAGATAAAAAAACTTCTTCAAAACCTACTACTACAGCTAAACCAGGCGTTACATCAAAACCACCTCCTCCATCAAAAGCATTTTCAAATAATAAAACAAATAATCCGTTAAAAATTAAACCCACAAATATACAAAATAATGTGCCGATTAAACCAAATACTATAAATGTCGCATCTACCGCTGCCGCTGTTTCAAAAGCCAAACCATTAAATATTTCATCACAAAGTGTTGCTGGTGAATGTAAACTAAAATGCGATTATTCATTTAATTATAGTTCCGTTACAAATCCTACATCAACAAATTTTGGAACATATATACAAGTGACATATGACGATAACCCCAGTGTTACCTATAATAATGTTCAATACAAAGTTTCTAGTATAAATATTTATTCTCCTTCATTACATTATTATAATGGCGTATCGACAAGTGGAGAAATATGTATTACACATGTCCCGTTATATGGTGGTAATAGTCTCATGGTTTATATTCCAGTCAGTACTTCTGGAGTGACTGTTAATGCGTCTAGTATACTACAAAATATTGTTACGGCGGTTTCTACAATGGCTCCATCGGCAGGTCAAAATACGAATAAAGGAACAGGTACATTTACCCTAAATGATGTAGTACCAAAAAAATCATTTTATACGTATAGCAGTGGATCTCGTGATGTCATTGTGTATGGAGTTGGTGACGCGATTGGAATAACAAATGAAAGTTTAACTACGTTACAAAAAATAATAACACGCGTTAGCAGCAATCCCGCCGTTGTATCTGTGCCTATATATGTAAATAATGGAGGTCCAAGTATGTCGGCGTCACTTAGTAATTTAACCATGGATTGCCAGGCGTTGGATATTGGTGAGCCAATGGAAGATTATGTAAAAAATAAATCATCAAATGCGTTAAATCTTATGAATAGTGACGGAATGTTGTATTTTGTAATTATTATCATAATTATTGCTGTATTTTTGCTCGCATATTTTCTGAAGAAATATTTTATAAATACTTTTGAAATGGATATAAAAGGTTAGATGTATAAATATATAATAATGATAAATCAGTCAAATATAATTATTATAACTACTACTATTCCAAATAATAATACATCTTTAAAAAGAATGAATAATATAATAAATAATTTTAGTAATTATAATATACCTATTCTTTTGAATGATTATATTTTAAAAAATAAATCCATAAACGATATATCATTTGAAATGACTATTAATAGTATAAACTTATTTAAAAAAATTAATTTTGACTATGCTATAATTTGCGATAATGATTTTTTTCCAATTAATAATTTTTTGGAAGAAATAAATAAAACCGTTATATTATTACCTGAAAATTGGAGATGCTTACATTTATGTCCAGGTTATTTGTGGGGTCGAAAATATAATGATATTTCTAAAATAGGACATTTAAATTCAGAATATAATATGGATGGTATTGATTATCATGAATCAGGCAGATTCTATAATAATTGTGATTCAGTAAAATATAATAAAAATAATTTTTGGTTAGGAGGTCCAATTGCTATATTAGTAAATAAAAATAATGTAGATATTTTATTGAATGACTTTATACATGAATATAATAATAATAATAATCCGAACGACGTTATTTTTACAAAAATTTTAAAACCCGTCGATTTCATTTGTAGAGAACCAATACTCGGTTATGAAAAAGAAGAGGGAAATAGCACGTTTCTTTTAAAAAATCAAGTCATAAAAAATAGTTATATTTCAGGATACTCTTTTTATAAAATCTCGCAATGGTGTATTTGTCCGAGATATAATGGAACATTTTCATCAATTGAAGTCAAATTAAATGATTTCGTTTTTTTGAATTTAGATTATTTTGATTTATTTGTCACTCACTTGAATAATAATCCACCTAAAAATAAATTTAATTTAATCACACATAATAGTGATATTCGTTTTAGTGATAATCATTATCATTTAATAAAAGATTATGTGTTTAGAATATATTCAATCAACAACACATGTAACAATATAAATGTAAAATCAATTCCAATTGGGTTTAGAGATTATCCAAATGATACAGTATCAATTATACAAAATATACCTGTAATGAATAAGGATGAAAAAATACATATACTCTATATGAATTTTATTATCAAAACAAATATACAAAAAAGAAGTGAATGTTATAATACATTTCATTATTTAGATTGGGTTATAAATGAAGAAAATATAGAAATACAAAAATTTTATATAAATATGTCAAAATCAAAATATATTTTATCTCCAGAAGAAACTGGTATTGATTGTCATCGTATATATGAATCTTTATATTTAAATTCAATCCCTATTATTAAATGTACAAATACTGAAATGGATAAATTTTATAATGACTTACCAATAGTTATTGTTTCAGAATGGAATTTAATTACAAAAGATTTTTTAATAGAAAATTATGATACACATTATTCTAAAATGATTGAATGGAAAAAAAAGAATGATTGGTTAAATCCTTTATATTGGTTGAATAAATAATGTATATATGTTTCAAAAACACATATATATTTACACTGGTAAAGCATCATGAGTATTGTCTAATAATGGGACAAAGGACGCAGGTTCATATACAGTATGTTCAATAGGCGCCATTTTACTCACCATTTCTTGTTCTAAAGTATATGGAAATTGATTAAATGCTGTTAAATTAGACGCCTTCTTTTCTTCCGTAGGCATATATCTTTCAAGCGCATATGTTCCGGTTTTCATTTCAGATCTGCGAATTAATACATAAGCAACGACTAATCCTAATACACCTAAAATTGGATTAGAACATGAAAATAATAAAAGCGCAACAACTACGACTACTATTTTTCCAATCATCGTATCGATTCCTCTTGCCAATAATTCAGGGGTCTTGTATCCGGCTAGTAAATAAATAATGAATAAAATTAATAAAATGACTTGACCCGTATTTTGTTTTTTGAATAGGCTATCAAAACTTTCCATATATCATATTCATAGATTATATTCTGTGATAATTTGAAAATTAATTTCAAAAATCAAAATAAATCAAAATAAAAATTGACTTTAAAATATTTTACTAAATGAATACAATATACAAAATACAAAATATTTACAAAATAGAATGTATTTTAAAAAGAAAACCCAAAACCCATCGCCAAAATTACTTAATCATTTAGAGTTGGACTCTTTTGACAAGACCTCGAATAAACCACGCGGATACCTCGGTCAAAAAGGATACACTATATTGAAAAATGAATTAACACCCGAACAACAAGAAGAATTAAAACGCGAATTAACAGCAAAACCTATTACGCAAGGTGCGGTGATGACTCAGGCAGCTCATACTTTTCCGGTATATCGCGAATCTGATAATAAATTTTATGTCCCGCGTTATTTTGGTGAATCCTATTTTGGTCCCCATATAAAAAACAAAATACCTCCCGGCGACGATATTAGCGTTCAGTTTATGGGTGATTTGCGCGACCATCAAAAACCTGTGGTAAAAACGTATATTGATCATGTAGGCAAGTATGGGAGTGATGGTGGTTGTGGTTTACTTGAACTCCCATGTGCTGCGGGTAAGACCGTTCTTTCTATCAATATTATTAGCGTTTTGCTTAAGAAAACTTTGGTAATTGTACACAAAGAATTCCTCATGAATCAGTGGATTGAACGCATTCGTCAATTTCTTCCCAGTGCGCGCGTAGGAAAAATTCAGGGTCAAATTGTTGATATTGAAGACAAGGATATTGTCATTGGTATGCTACAGTCGCTCTCTATGAAAGATTATCCAGGGTCCATGTTTGACAGTTTTGGATTAACTATTATTGACGAAGTACATCATATATCAAGTGAGGTATTTTCGTGTGCTCTGTTTAAAATAGTAACCAAATATATGTTGGGATTATCCGCGACTATGAATCGCAAAGATGGAACAACTAAAATATTTAAAATGTTTTTGGGCGACGTCGTTTACAAGGGAGAACGAGATAAACAACATAGCGTCGTTGTCCGGGCAATTGATTACGTGTCAAATGATGAGGATTTTAAAGAAGTCGTCACGGATTATCGGGGTCAAGTTCAATATAGCACCATGATTACCAAATTATGCGGATTTAATCATCGCAGTGAATTTATTTTGAGTGTGTTGGTGGATTTATTACAAGAAAGTAGTAAAAAAAATATAAAACAACAAATCATGATATTAGCACATAATAAAAATCTGTTGAAATATTTGTATGATGCTGTTGAAGCGCGAAATATTGCGAGTGTTGGTTATTATGTAGGTGGTATGAAAGAGGCTGCGTTAAAAGAAAGCGAGACTAAAAAAGTGATTATTGCCACATATTCTATGGCGGCGGAGGCGTTGGACATCAAGACATTAACGACTCTTATTATGGCGACTCCTAAAACGGATATAGAACAAGCGGTTGGGCGTATTCTTCGTGAAAAACACGGTTCGCCTATTGTGGTGGATATTATTGATGAGCATCAACCATTCAAAAACCAATGGTCCAAAAGAAAAACATTTTATAAAAAACAAAACTATAAAATCATTCATTCGTCTAATTTGAATTATAATCTTGACGTCGGGAAATGGAAAGTTTTATATAATCCCAAACTTGATGGAGGCGGGGGTTGTAATGTTGAGTCTTGTGATGAAAAAAATGATTTGCTACAAGGAAAATGTTTACTTCCTATTAAAAAGAAAAATGTGTAAAAATCTAACAACTCTAATTTGGACATTGTAAAAAGTCCATATCATCATTTCTTGGAAATTTTCTCATCAACTTTTTCAAAAATTCATTCATTTCATCGATGTTCCCATGTTTATGTTCATAATATTTTCCTTGTTTGCCACACATGTCTTCGTTATTTCTTACAAATATACATTTTTCATAATCTATATGAGATGTATATTTGGTCATACTTTTTTTAACGGGTTTATCTATTTTTTTTATTGGAAATAATAAACACTTTCCATTTTCCGCATTTGATGAAGGATGATTCAATAAAAAATGTTTACAATTTACGCATAATTTTACTGGTTTTACTTCTAAACAATATATTGAATACAGTGAACTCATAAATAAAAATATGTATAAAAATATCATTTATATTTATATTTATATTTATACATATACATAATAGATTGCTTTTAATATTCTTTAGTAAAACCTTTATAAGCTTTTGAGAAGTTAGATTTTTATTTTGTAAAATAAAAAATAGTTATATATTCAGGACTCTAAATATATATTCTTCTTCTTCTTTTTTTGGTCCTGTGAACATTATATTTGAATTTATTTAAATAATATTGTCTTTTTTCTAAACTATTCATATCGTCCGTATTTCTACTATTTTTATAACTTGTATTTCTCCTACTTTGAAGACCTGTATTTTTTCTTTTATTCGTATTATTTATTAAATTAACAAATTTATTATATGTTTTAGCCGTTATTTTTTTATCTTTTAGATATTTATTTTGTGATTTATTTTTTTGTGATTTTTTTAATAACCCGAAAAAATTATTTATTGATTTATTATATTTTGTATTATATCTAGTCCTATATTTTGTCAAATTGCTGCGGTCTCTTGGTCTATCACGATGACGTCGCGATTTTTTAAATAACCCAAAAAAATCATTTGTAGTTTTATCTTTTGAATAATCACGACGATGTCTTGTTCTATCACGACGATATCTTGATCTTTCGCGATAATGTTTTGTTCGATGATGGGAACTTGTTTCATTATATATTTCATATGATGCGCCAGCAACAATTAAAATTCCAAATACTGTTAATAATGTTCCTAAAGGGGTCATATATAATGAAAAGAAAATTTTATTTAAAAAATAAAATTTTTAAATTTTGTCTTTCACTTCTTGAAGAATAAAAACAGAAGAAAAAGTTACAATATGGTAGGTTAAATTTGTCTAAATAGACGTGTAAAATATACTTTTGAAATGTAAATATGTGTAAAAGTATAATATAATTGTGCCAAGATATTTACCAGATTTGTTTTCCACTGTTGGTAAAATGATTGTAATTATCTGTACAAGCGCCTGTATTTGTTAATACTTGAAATGGTACTGGATTTGCTAATCCTAACAAACTTGGTGATAAAGTTCCACCAGTTGAGTATACGGGTGTATTTGGGACATTTCCCATATATTGATGGTATCCACCACCGCGCATTTTTATTTTACGCGACGCGCAATGTTTTCTTGAATGTTTTACGTGTCTTGACTTTTTCATTCTAAACATTTTGGATAATCTTTGTTTCATTTTCTTTAATGTAATCTTTTTACTAAATTTGGACGTCATCTTCTTATACTTATTCACAATATTTTTTATTTTTAATTTGAATGGATTTTTATTTTTTTTTGTTCCTCCACATCTTCTCGGCGCACCACCAGATTGTAATTTTGACGCGGCTGCTGCTTCTACATTACTGATTGGTAGTTTGTTTAAAACTGAAGGAAAATTACGGGATGTTTCATTGCTTCCAAAACCACCCGAATAACTTGAATTGTCTACATTTACTAAATTTGGATTTATATTCGCACTGGGAGTCATTATATTACCTTTAAATGTAAAGGGACTTAAGGGTGAATTTATATTCATGGTTGCCATTATATATAAGATAATATTATTTTATATGTTTTATGTTTTATGTTTTTTGTTTTTCTTAAAATTAAATTAAACTATAAACGACCCAAATCGTTTTTGTTTACCACGCGTTGCCCCCGTGGCGCTAAACGCAACGGCGTCCATTTTTTATGTTTGTAATTGTACTCGCATATCATATTGTATTCTTTGTCCAAATGAACAAATTTATCTATGTCCTGATTTTCAAATTCCTCCTCCTCATCACTTTCTTCTAAAGCATCCAAATTCTCGTTTTCCTTGATTTTTCGAAATAATTTATTCATCATGACACTTGTTTTAAAATCTGGTATACATGCGGTCTCAACATAATAATCACATTTCTTGCTATCATGATTATACACATACAACCCATAAATATCACTTTGTATTTCCGGTTTCACATTAAATATGTATTCTTTCTTTTGTTGAGGGGGTGCGTTATTGTTGCCATACCTTTTTTCTCCTAAATTCGATTTATAATATACACAATTGACAATTGGCATGTGTTTGCTGTTTTGTCTAAATTGTAAATATTTGACTTTATAAGGAAGAATTGTGGCAATATTTAAAATATGTTGGTAATTATTATCAATCACTGGAAGTCCAAACACCATTTGGTATTGATAATATGACACCTGTTTGATATCATTTGCGAATATATGTTTTAATAATTCCAGTTTTTCACTATAATTTTTCATATGTACAGGACGACCCTTGACATAATACAAGTCCTCCACTGAAAAGAAACGAGTGTTTTCATATTTGAAAATGGTTCCATAAAAAATCGTACCAAAACTCAAATGATCGTGAAAACAACATACCGCGTATTCTATATTTATAATTTGTTTTGTTTCTGTATTGATTTCCATGAGAAAACATACATTTTGTTTTTTATATGTCGTAAACCAGGCAAAAACTTTTTTTCCCTCGGGAATACATAAAATGAAATCGTAAACTTTATTATGTCCTATTGTTTCATAAGAAAGTTCTATGGCGGGGAAATTTTTTATGATTTCTTCTTTTTCGTAATCTTTTAACATTCTTTGATGTTGTATTGTATTTATATTTATTGTGAAATCTTTAAATCACTTAAAAATATTTATTATTCAAGAATTTCATAACCAAAATAATGTAATAATTCTATATTATTTTTGAGAACTTGCGTTTTTTCCTCTTTATTTATATACCGATCCACTTTATTCCCGTGTATCATTTTAGATCTTTCAAAACTCGTGTTTTTCGCAAGATGATTATCCCAATTTTTCATATCATCTAGTTCCGGAATTTTTTTTTGTATTTTTAAAATAAAATTATCCAAATGTAAACATATTTCTTCATAACTCGTAACAATTGTATTTTTTAATGTTTCTATATTTTTTTTTTGATATCCCGCAAATTTTACCCAACCTTGAATACTATTGTTATCATTTACACTATATGGATTACGAATTGAAATAATAAAATAAACTTCTCCAAATTTTGAAAAATATTCTTGAAATTTTTCAGCTCTACATATCATTGGTGGTGATTTTTCTACAAAAAATATTTTTTCATTATCAAAGTATATATCAAATATATTTTTTACCATATCCATATCCAAATTATAATTAGGATCCCATCTATTATCTTCATAAGTTGTGTCTCCATGATTTTTATACAACCATTGTGACTCTCCATGTTGTTGAACACTCATCAATGATGAAACTTTACTTGAACTAGATAATAAATTTACAATGATTGTTGATCCGTGAAATGGTGGACATAATACAAATATATACTTTTTCATCATTATGTATGCTTTATATTTTATATTTATATTTATTTATATTTAATATAAAAATATTTATTTGCCCAATAAACTCTTCATGTATTGTATTTCATCTTCTTGAGTATTGATAATTTTAGACGCTAAAATTTTCACTTTTGGATCACTCGTCTTTTTCAATATTTCACCCGAAGTTGTTAGAGCCATGGAATGATGTTCTATCATTTCGTTCAAATAATCAATATCGTATATATATTGTTGCGTCTTGTACATATAATATAAGGTTCCCAGAAGGATAAATAAAACAATATAATATTTTGCGGATATCATATTCATGTAATAATCATTCATGGCGACTTCCACGATTCCCATGAGGAGTGCCATGATTCCGGACATGTACACTTTTCCTAAACTATTACGGATATTTGTGAGATCATTCGTCATAATGACACTCATGACATAATATTGTATAAAAAAACTCAGTAGCATCATAAATATCACGCTTTGTAATAGAGTCATCATGTATATTTTAGGAGTATATTATTATATTCATTGGTTTAGAATAAAATATTTACATAATATATGAGTGAATTTGAAACTCCCCCAAAAAAAAGAGTAAGAATAAATGAAGAAGAAAATATGGAAAGATCAGATTCTGGTAAATTAACAAAAGAAACAAGAAAAGAACAACTTACTGTATTACCAAAGGAACGACAAATAGCATTGTATCACGATAGATATGAAAAACACTATGGTGTAGAACCTGGCGGATTAATGACGGGTGATCAATTATCATATATGTATGAAAACTATAAAGATCCTAATAGCGAAGATTTTCAAAATGCATGGGGAACTGTTGAATTTGACCCGAATGATGATTTTTCAAATGAACTTTTGAGACGCCCTGATAAAAAAGAGAGTTATGGTGGAGGTAAAAAATCCAGGAAATCCCGGAAATCCAGGAAATCCCGGAAATCCAGAAAATCCAAGAAATCTAGAAAAACTAGAAAAACCAAAAGAAAAAACTAATAATTGGAATAATATGACGAAGATCCATATGAATCTAATGTTGATATATCCGTCGTTGTGCTATTTGTCGAAGAACTCTGTGTCATTTGTTTTTTTAAAAAACTTTTAAGCTCATTCTTCATCTCTTGATTTACATCATTTTTTATTTCTTCTGATGTAAAACCCTGTTTAGGTAAATAATTTTCTATATTTGGATTTATTGGATTTGCGTTAGAATTCCACGATTTTGTGGTCCCGCATATAATCTTAAACATCTCATTATATTTTTGAATTGGTGAATTTACTAAATCTTTTGTTTTAGGCACTGTCAATATTTGTTTGAAATAAGTAATTAAATGATGGACTAAAAAAATTAAAATAAATGATATAAGAATGGTTTGAACTGTCCAAAATAACATATAATTATACTATGTAAATATTAGAATAACTGGGATAAAAACTCATTGATTGTTTCTTTACAAAAATAATTATCAAAATCAAAATTGTCATTTACTATAAAATAAAAATCGTGGGGTACAAAACGATAATATTTATTATTGGCATTGTTTGAATTTGTTTGTAAATTGATCTCCTTTTCCTTATATGTTCCTTCTACAACAAGCTGTATAGAATAATCATTCTTTTTTTTGGATGATAGCAATTTGGAATCGCAAACTTCATAATAAAAGCAAGTGACATCTCGTATCTCATGCTCGGGTGGTATTTGTGAATATATATTTTCTGCCTTAAAATAACTTTTATCAATAAATAACACCACATTTTTATAATATTGTTTCAATATCTGTACCGGGTAATCAATCGGGTGTAGTTTAAATAAATTGTTGTTTTCTATTTTATAAAGTCCATCATTTGAAAGAAATTCTATATATTTTGTGGATTTTCTAAAATTAGCGTCTATTTTTTTGATTTTATCCAACATATCCAATGGATTATATGAATTTACATATATTTTCATTTGTATTTCCTAAATGTTGAATCTTAATATTATTAGTGTAAACTATTTAAACCCATTACTAATATTATTAGTAACTACTATGGAAATACAAAATATTTCAGTCATTATTGTTGAAAAAAATGGGAGTTTAAAAAGTTTGAATATAAAGGAATACAAAGAAGACGAATTATACAAGAAATGTGGTTTTAAAAAAGCGGAGGATTTTGTGAAACAAACTGAATGGTCAAATGTTAAAATCGATGGAAAAAAATATGTTGTAGTGCTTTACGGTAAGACCGATGGTAAGGCAAATACAGAAAATAAATATGATTTTCCGCCACCCGTGGATAGCACATTGTTTTTCGGTAATTGCGTCTTGGTATCGTATGTGAAAAAGGACAATTCAGAATATGGGTTGTGTCATTTAACAATTGAATTATGGAACAAAATATACGAAAAATTATTCGGCGGGTTTGAAGATTTAACTGCGACATGCGCCGAAGATGAAAATGAGGTGGATGAACTTGAAGGCGTTCCTGCGGAGAAAAAGACGAAACATGGGTATTTGAAAGACGGCTTTGTCGTGGATAGTGATGAGGATGAAGAATATGGAAGTGGTGATGATGATGATAGTGATGTGTTGGAACAAAGTGATGATGTTAACGGTTCTGATGATGTGGATGAAGAGTTGGAACTGGAAGACATTGGATCTGAATTAAGCGAAGAAGAATATGATTATAGTGATGACGATGGCGGTGATGCTGGTGTTACGAGCGTATTTTCATGTCTAAATACAAAAAAGAAGAAAGATTAGATTGATAAAATCAATTGTAAATACAAAAATAAAATTGATTTTGATATAAATACATATTATGTGTTATAGTAAAAGACACATAATATGAGACAAGTAGAAAACCCTGAAGTCTTTCGTAAAAATATTCGTTCAAAAATAAACCTGGTCGTTGAAAATGAGAAAAAGACTGAAAATTTGGAAAAAGGAATTTATAATTATTGCCTAAAAGAGGCGACCAATCGTAAAGTAGTAAAAAAATGGGACAATCCCTATTTTGTTCAAATATATGTCGACCGTTTACGCAGTATTTATTTCAATTTGAAGAATCCTGAATTATTAGGGCAATTAACAAGCGGACAAATAAAAGCGCACATGATTGCGTTTATGACTCATCAAGAAATGAATCCGGTCAAATGGGAGCCTCTTATTCAAGCAAAAATAAAACGCGACAAGAGTAAATATGAGACTACGATGGAGGCTGCGACAGATACTTTCACTTGTCGTAAATGTCGTTCAAAGAAATGTACCTATTATCAGATGCAGACCCGGTCAGCGGATGAACCGATGACTACATTTGTCACCTGTATTGATTGTGGTAATAGATGGAAGTGTTAGAGTGGAGGTCTTCTAGTCAATAAAATTTATTATGGATGGGTGGTTCGTTTTTTGGTACATCGGTTGATCCAAAACCGCCCGATCCGCGTTTGGTCTCGGTATGTTCAGTCACGATTCCTATGATTGGACGATTTATTTTCTCCATGATTAATTGCGCAATTTTATCGCCTTTTTTTACTTCAAACTGGTTTTCGTTGTGATTATTCACAAGTAAAACAAATACTTCACCACGGTAATCATAATCTATTACACCTGCGCTAACATCAACGCATGACTTGGCAGCTAATCCGGATCGTGGCGCGACACGAAGATAGTAGTGTTCTGCGTCGCACCCTTTCCATGAAACGGAAATACCTGTGCCGACCAGTTTTCGCGTTCTGGGAGGGATGGATTCATCGACAGCTGAAAATACATCCATACCTGCGGCATATTCAGAACCATATAGCGGTTCACAAGCGTCTTCGCATAGGTATTTTACATTCAAATGTAATTGCGACATTTTATAATATAAAAACAATATGAAAACCTGTTTATATTGTTTTTCTCTCATTGATATAAAAATCTAAAAAGAATTTCATCTGGAAATTCTGGTGAAACCTTTCTCAAAAACATAGTATACTTGTTTTCTTTTGTAAATTTTTGAATGTATTCTACATCTTCTTGTCTACCGTGTTTAAATACATACGGACTCGTGGGACTACTTCTTCTATTCCAATCCACACAATGGGTGATTTCGTTAATGACGTCATTGAGTGTTCCCATTGAATACAAAATGATGGCAAAAATGCTTTCATTGGCTAGACCACCATTACATATTAATTTAAATATACTGCGATTCACTTTTGAATACAGGAGGCAATGATTGATGTCTTGTTTACTCAAAATAAACCACGGTTCATTTGCGAGTCTAAACTCGGGTGCCAAGAGACGCAAATTGGCGCGTTTATGTAATTCCAGGTTCCACCATGCTGGTTTCCACCCCATAATGCTTTTGTCGTGGTGATTCATAAAGATTTCCCTAAATTTGGCGGGTGGAACAATTGGTGCACACGCCTCGGTTAAAAAACAGAATTGGGTATTTTCCTTGTCATGTAATATGGCGTAATATGCGAGAGACAAATAAGCATTTACTACATGATAATAAGAGGTTTCAACTGTGTATTCCCTAGGTATTGCATGGGCTTTTATCCAAGGTGACTTGATCATGTTGATATCTTTGTAATGAAAGTATACATTGATTATATCCTTGTTGTATTCTATCCATTCTCTCCAGATATGTTCCTTATTCACCTCGTGATTGTAACTAATTAAAAAGCATAAGGCTATTTTCATTATTTGTATTTATACTTTTTATTTACATTTTTATTCTTTAAAAGTTACTTGTTTGAGAGAAAAGGATGTTCAAATAAAAAGTGTTTGGTTTACTTGTTTTTTATTCAAAATACCGAAGAGTCTAGATTCTAAAAATTCTAATTTTCAAACAAAAGTAATTGGAAAAAGTAAAAATGGACATTTTTGGTATGTCCATTTTTGAAAATCAGAGGGATTCTCTTGAAAAAACGTGTTTTTTGGTCATTTTAGAGCATAATGCTCTCCAGGATTTTTCGTGGATTTTTCCACGAGAGCATAATTTTGTGAGCATAAAAAATAGTTTTTAATGAAAAAGGATTTAGGCATTTTTTTGTAAGTATTTATATATATGGATACTTACATTTGTGGAGCCATCAAATCCCTAAAAAATGCCAAAAATGCCGAAAAATATGTATGTGATATTTGTGACTTTAAAAGCTCAAAATATAGTAATTATAAAAAACATATTGTTACCACAAAACATACATCAATGTCAAATACTGACGCATACTTACACAATACTTCCAAAAATAATGCTACACCATATTTGTGTGATTGTGGAAAAAAATATACTCATAGGCAAAGCTTATATACTCACAAAAAGAAATGTACCTTTATACCTGAAACAAATCATGACATAACTGAAGATACCAATGACGAAACCAATGACAATATTAATATCAAAAACATTGAAGAAAACATTGAAGAAAAAAATGAGGTAATACAGGTAATGAACGATAATGAACAACACCCTAATGGTCAAATGGACGTATTAATTAATTTGTTCCAAGAACAACTTAAAGAGAATAAGGAATTGAAAGAACTTATTATTGAACAACAAAAGAAGATTTTAGAAATGGGAGTGGGAACAACCAATATTATAAATACGCAAAACAATAACAAGTTCAATTTGAATGTCTTTTTGAATGAGACATGTAAAGATGCGTTGAATTTAAGCGACTTCTTGGAATCGCTGATTTTAACCTTGACCGACTTTGAAAATTTTGGACCTTTAGGGTATTGTGGAGGGATTACTAACATCTTGGTAAATGGATTAAATAAGTTAGACATCAGCAAGCGCCCCATTCACTGTAGTGATTTAAAAAGGGAAGTGATTCATATTAAAAACAACAATACATGGCATAAAGACGAAGATAAACAGCAAATGATAAAAGCCATCAAGGAAATTGAGCACAAGAATATCAAACAAATGTCGCTTTGGGGAAAAGCCAACCCGGAATACAAAGATCCAAATCATAAAAAGAGCGATTTGTATACTAAATTGATTGACCAGAGCTTGTGTGATAGCGATAAAGAAAAAGCTATGAAGAATTACAATAAAATAATAAGGACCATCGCCAAGGAAATATTACTAGATAAATAAATTGGTAATAAAGATAGTCGGACTAATAAATATATGTATTCAATAAATAAATATATTTTTGAAGAAGTATGTGATAATAATATAGAAATATAAAATGATATCATGGAGACTGTTCTGGTTAATTATAATGACATCGTTGGTAAGATGGGACATGAAATAAGTATTCCAGAAATACGACAACTCGTTCATAAATTAGTGGGTGTTGTTTTGATTCTTGAAGGAAAAACTATGAAATCATGTATTATTTGAAATTGTTGTTGAATATAGATAAAAAAGAGACGAACCTAAAGCATTACCAGGTATACATCAAAATGATTACAGATTACGACAAAAGTTTTTTGGGGTTATATGTGTAGTTTATCTTTTTTAGAACTCCAATAAGAATATACTTTTTCTCTAATTTCACAATAATATTTATATCTTTCTTCTGATAATTCACTTGGAAATATTTTACAATTTCCTTTTGATATTGTTTCTACTTTTTTTTTATCGATGAAAGAATTTGGGTTTTTTTGAATCAATGTGTTAAATATTTTTATTGTTTTCCATTCTTCTAAAACTTTCTCAAAAATAAAAATAACTTCTTCTGCTTCAATTGATCGTTTTTCTTTTCTTTTTTTCTCTCGTCGTTCTTGTTTTTTTTCATTATATTGAATTTTATCCATGTTATACATAGTTAGATTTATTTATTTCATTATATTCTTGAATTATATTTTTATAAATTTTCAACAAACTGGTTTGCTTGTTGTAATTTTTCTAAAATTGGTGTTTTGTTTGATTTTGTTCCTACCCATATTTTATCTAAATTTGGATGTTTTTCAACTTTAAAGAATTCGCGACTTCTTGTTTTTTCTTCATTCAACCATTCATGATAATAAACAACATATTTTTTCATTATTTGTTGGGTTATTCCTTCTGGTAGTGGTTTCGCACTCGTTTTTCTTTCTCTTTTTGTTCCCTCTGCGATTCCCTTACTATTTTGTTCTTGTTCTTTTCTTGTAGCTACACGAAGATTTTCTATTGTATTATTTAATGGATTTCTATCAATATGATCTACTGATATAAATGATGTTCCTTTTCCATTTCCATGACATTCTGTAATAATTTGATGTATGTATAAATTGTTTCCAATTATATATCCATTCAGTAATTTAAACCAAGTAATTTTTTTTCCTTTGTTCATATTTTTTTCAAAATCCAATATTTTTTCATAACTCACTGGACATAATTTACAAACAGTATCTTTTTCGCAATACATTAATAATAATTCTTTACCATTTTCTTGAATCTTCCAAATCGGGTTTTTCATAAAATATGGGTCTACTCCATTTTTTGAATAATGTCCTGGAATATATTCTAATACAGAATAATTTTTTATAATAATTTCATTGTAAATATGTTCGCAAATAATATTACATTTTCTTAAATCATATTCATTTCCATTTTTGAATATATAATTTACATTTCCGTTTTCTTTGTATCCATATAAAAATTCTAAATAATTAATTCGTTTGTTATTATAGTTAAATGAAGGGTATATATCAGATTCATTATTAAAAACAAATTTTTTTTCAAAATTTATAATTTTATCTTTATCCTCAATATCTAAATAATATGTATTATTACCATATTCAATAACTCCACATAATAGTTTTTTATCAAATAAATAAATAGGTTTCATTTCTTTAATTATCGTGTCATTATTATTTATTATTTTACAATCAATTTTATTTTCTGATAGATTGATGCCGAAAAAAGAGTCGTCTAAATATGAATTCATCGATTTATCCATATTATATAACTTATAATATAGATTTCTTTAAATTGTTATTTTAACTATTATAGTTTTTATATTAGTTACTTTAATTTGAGTATGCTAACCCACCCCAGTGGTATTATTCTTTACTTTCATAAAGAACATGGACTATCCCTTAAGTCATCATCGAAAATTGCTAGTTTTCTCAGACCCATTCCATTATAGTCTCTGAACCTTCCCCATACGCTTGCTCTATCGCGGTTAGGGGCTTGGCTGCGGATTGTCCAATCCTTTTCGTTGTTACTATGCCCGCGGTCATTACCCTGGGTATTCAGAATGTTTTCACATAATGAAGTAGTAGAAAAGGCTGTAAGGATGTTCCTGCATTTTAGAAATGTTGCCTTCGTGTGACTAAATAGTCAAACAAAGACTAGCTGGTTATATAATACATTCTGATGTTGTTGAATGTATATTTGCTTTACACTGTTTATCCACATTAGGAAGCAAATATCTAATGTGGCAGCCAACTGTTGGGCACAGGTGGTGTTAATGCCCGACATAATTCTTAGCACGTTATAATTGGTGGCGTACACACGAACCTTTGCGGTTCTTGTTCCTTCAACGGTTGCGTTGGAAAGAACTAATTGAAGAGTAGCGTTATCAATTCTGGAGAAGTTGCATGTGCCACTTGGTTGATGTTCTTCTGGGCGAAGAGCAAATGAGTACACGTTAATACCCTCATCAGGACTGCGGGTGTGTACTTGGTATGGTTGTACCCATGAGAAGTATGAACCTTCACGCTCGGAGAAACGATCTTGTCCGTTAAGTTGTAGCTTGGCAACAACAACAGGGTTTTGTCCCCAACAATGCATGTCCAAAGAGGTTTCGGATAATACGAAGGTACCAGCATCAGATACTGATGATCCTTCGTTGTGTCCCTTACCACCGAAATCGGAGGTAGTTAAACCTAGAGCAGCTAATGCGGCAGCATTGTCAACAGCAGGGTTTAATGGGACAGCAGATCCACCAAAGTTGGTTTCATTGTATGCGTTGTTGTTGACTCCTCCGTGCCAGTATCCAGTGAATCCATCAGGGATGGAAGCATCAAGAGCACCAGCATCTTGGAATAAACCACGAGCATCAATGAAAGCATTGGAACCAGCAGTGGCATCAGGACCTCCAAAGGCATGGATAGCGTTTGGAAGAGCATCGATGGCATCAGTGTAGTTAAATGGTTGGGCACCTAATACCTTGAATAAAGTTGCATCACATAAAAGTGATGAACAGTAATCTACGTTTTGATCAGGTTGGACGACCCAGATTAATTCCTTAACAGGGTGGTTGAAGTTCAACTTGATTTTGTTGGATGAGGAACCGACGGATTCATCACCAGTGAATTGAAGTTGAGTGATCAAGTATTCATGAGGGTTTTGTGCGAATCTTCTGCGTTCATCAGTGTCTAAGAAGACATAGTCAACGTATAAGGAAGCAGCAACAAGGGATTGGTTGTATGCGATGGTGGCAGTGACTGGAGTTCCAACTTGGTATTGGTTGGCGGCACTGTTGGCATATGGACCTTGTTTTGGGTTTGAGGTGGTGTTGCAACTTAATGAAGTAACAGCCCATAAACATTCATCAATTGGTCTTAAATCAAGGTTAATCTTGACTTCGTGGTACTGTACGAACCACTTATACCCCTTCTTTCGAAGTATTTATTGGCATTCTCATTGCGATTAACTTGTTACATAAATGAGAACTTAGCCAGGGACTAGACTATATCTTAAGTCTTCTACGAAGTTGATTAGACTTCTCAGACCCATAACCATTTAGTCGTTGAACCGTCCTCATATCCTTATCATAATGGAATTAGAGGCTTGGCTGCGGATTGTCTATTTCAAATACCTTTTCGGTATTATCATACGAGGGATTTTTACCATACCTGAGTTCTAATCTCAGCCATCGTAAACTTTCATTTACGATTTGGTACCCTAAATTTGTATTATTTAACTTATTAAATCTATAAACATTAACAATATTATTATAGTAGTAGTGTAATTTTAATTTATTACTTTTTTTACGATTTTCTGTTGATTCTAAGGGTTGTAAATTGGTCCAATGAAAACATATCATAATGTTACTTTCTTTTGTGAAATCAAATAAATTTATAGGTAATATATGGTCAATTTGCCAATAACTACCAAAATTATCCCAATTCATATTTTTATCAAACCTAAATTCTAACCATTTTTTAAACCATTCAATATCACAACCAATATATTTGGCATATGATGTTTTTTGATTTTTCAACATTTTATGAATTTTGCTTCTCAATATTTCGCTTATTTTAAAATTTAAATTTGAAATCCTTTTTTCTTTTATTTTTTCCTTACGAATTGGCAAGTATTCTTTATTCTTATATTTAATATGTTCTTTTATATCTTCTCTATTTCTATACTCCTTTCGTTGATTAGATATATTTTCTTTATTTTCATTTCTGTATAATTTATTTTTAACAAGTAAAGATTCTTTATTTTCTTTATAATAACATTCATTTTTAGATTTTATTTTTTCTCTATTTTGAATATTATATTCATTTCTACAATCTTTACAATCATATCTTAATCCATCTGGAGATTTATTTAATTTGCCATATTTTTCTAAAGGTTTTTCAATTTTACATTTACAACATTTTTTCATGATACTACTATTATATCTATATTTCTTTTTATATAAGTTATCTATACAAATTTTTTTTACATCTTTAAGAGTTTCCCGCAATTTGGATATGTTGCCAGTTGCGATTCAATAGCAACTGACTAGCATCTGGGATTGACAATTTTCATTGTCCCGAGACCACAGCAATTTTTCCCTAAAGCATTGCTCGGATACTTTAGGTTGGATACTTTTCTGCCCTACAGATTTTAAGGCAATTAATGGAAGGGCTAAACCAGGGTTTGTGCAAAACCAAAATTGTAATGGAACATACAAGGTAGTCTCTGGTAAAGCGTTACGAGGAGCGCACACTTGACGAGGTGCGGTGGAGTCACAAGGACCATCAACATCAGCGAAGGATGGATCAGTGATGAAGGTTAATTGGGTGGTGTTACCAATCATCTTGAAGTATCCGCGTTGTTGTTCGGAGGTCATGGTAAGTTGGTTCCAGATGTGCATCCAATCACCGTATTGACGGTCAATGCGTTGACCACCAATTTCGACTTCAACTTGGGCGATTAATTGCTCACCAGGGTAATCTAACCAACGAGCATAGACTGAGTGAGCACCTGAGGATAAGGTGGATGAGTTGCCCATCAATTGGTTGATTTCAGGTAAAGTTACTTGTAAGTATGTTCTGTATTGCAAGATCACCATTTCTGGAGATGATGCAAGTGACACGGCGACCAAAATCGGCTTGACCGTTGAAGGTTTGTTCGATTGACTCAATCGAAAAGTTGGTGTAACGTCTGTAAGTTACTTTCCAAAAAGTAATCTGCGGATTGCCTGTTAAGTACACATCTTGCAATGTGATCCCTAATATTTCTAAGAGGGGTAGAGTACACCTTAAGAAATTTCCGGTTTTGCTAGAACCATCATAAATTCCCGATTGCCGTCTACTCGTTGAACCTTAATCTTATATCTGCGGTATTTAAATAATTTAATGCGGAGTTTAATTTTTCTTCCAAGGAAATTGTTTTACCAAAAAAACTTTTATCTTTTAAAAAAGGATGATGAGATATTCTATAACCTTCTTTACCATTACTATCTTTATAGTGTCTTAAATATTTTGGTAATGAGGAGTCTTCTTCTCTTTTCCTTATTCTTTTCGGATATACTTTTCCTAAATTTTTTCCAATCATATTTATTCTTTTTAAATTAATTGTTTCTTGAGAATTTCTACCAGATGACCCACCTAAAGTTAGGTTGTATCCATGTGGTGACATTGTATTTAATAATTCAATATAGTAATTTTCGTAATAATTTAATTCGTCAATAGGACATTCTTTCAATATTTCTATTGAAAAATTTTCAGACCCATATTTTCTAATGGAATTGTTTAATAATCTACAACAATTTTTTCCATTCGAATCTCGTATATGATCTTTCCACCTATTAATATATCCCCATTTTTTACCACTTGATAAAATTTTAACACATTGACCAACATACATTTTACCAGAGGGGCTCTTAATACAATAAATTTCTCCTTGATTATCCATTAATTTAATTTAATAAAATATATTTAAATTATTTTCAAAATCGATATAAGATTCTTGGCTGCGGATTATCCAATCTTTAACGTTTTTACTATGCCATTGGACATTACCCAATGGTATTATTTATGTCACCACAAATAAGTAGTAGTTAAAGCTCTAAGGAAGTCCCCGCAATTTGACAGTCTTGCGAAATAAATATTTAATTTTTTCATAATAATTGTTCAATATTTAATTCACTAGCGAGTTATATGTTAAATATTATAATTTATATTTAACCACATATTTACACTGTTTATCTATTATGGTGATATGTGACCCATAATAGCAGCTCACTGTTGACGCCCAAGAGTTAAGCGCCGTAAGCTACGAGTTGCATTAAACCGCCTCCCATTTTATAATATTGCTAAAGAAAAAAATTCTATGGAATTTAATTTAATTATAAAATTAATTAATAATCTTATAATTCAAGACTCCCTCTCGTAAATCTACGAAACACACTTGTTTATGTCCATATTCAGCTTCATAAAAGTAAGCAAATAAGAATCGTGTAGTATTTCCTTTTTTCCTTCGTGATTTTTTGTAAAAATATAACTGTCGTTTTTCTTTTTGATTTTCCAACCATCGTTTAATGCGTTATACAAGAATACCATTTTGTGAAACTTGTCGTTATCAATGGACAAGACATAATTTTTGTCTTGTTTATTTTCAATATTAATTTTAATTTTTATTGGGTCTAATTCCATTTTATATTTTGTTCTTAATATTTCCAAGAAAACTAATCTACAAATTTAAACTATATTTTATTTCTAAAAATTTAAAAATGTAAAAAATATAATTATTATCAAGAATAACAAGTTAAAAAACTTTTGTTATTTTTATTAAATACACAATATATGCCTAGTTTTAAACCAAAAACCACCAAAAAAATCAAGGTGAATAAAAAAAGCAATGTCACTTTGGATGGGAAACACAATGAATTTATCAATGAATTCACTAAAGATGAACAAAATAATTTGCCTAAATTAAAAAATGAAAAAAGAGAAATCATGACTAAAATTGAAGAAAATGAAAAATCTTTAACAATGACTATTGAAGAATTGATGGACTACAAAGATCGCCTGAATGAAATCAATAATGAAATCAAAAATATGAAAACCAAAAAAAAAGAATATTTCCTAGATAATTCCAAATATATTTTTCACTATTTTGAAAACAAGAAAAATATTTCCAATGGTGTGGATAATTCTGCTAAATCAAAAAACAAGTTACTGAATTCATTCTTTAAAATAGAATCAAACGCAAATAATGTCATTACAAATCAAAACAATAATATATTTCAAAAATATTTGTCCAACATAGACGACTCGTTTTTGGATATTAATTCATTTTTGAAACCATCCGACGTTTGTCAATCATGTTATAAAGGTGAGTTAATACCGCTTGATGATGAAGGCATATTGATATGTAATCATTGTTCCAAAAATGTCCAGTTTTTGATTGAAAATGAAAAACCATCTTATAAAGAGCCACCCAAAGAAGTATGCTTTTATGCTTACAAAAAAATAAATCATTTCAAGGAAATATTGGCGCAATTCCAAGGTAAAGAAACAACGCAAATCCCGGATGATGTATTAGAAAATTTGAAACTACAGATTAAAAAGGAGCGCATTGATATAAAAAACATGACTTACATCAAAACTAAAGAAATATTGAAAAAACTGGGGTATAATAAATATTACGAACATATTAATTTTATCAAAGACAAGTTGGGATTGAATCCGCCGATTATTGCCCAAGAATTGGAGGAAATATTGTGTAATTTATTTATGGAAATACAGTATCCTTATGCGAAACATTGTCCGGACTATCGTGTGAATTTTTTACATTATTATTATGTTTTGTATAAATTGTTTGAACTGTTGGGAGAACATTCGTATTTACCTGAAATACCCATGTTGAAAGATCGCGAAAAATTAATAGAACAAGATACCATATGGAAAAAAATATGTGAGGAATTGGATTGGGAATTTATTGCCACAATTTAATGATCCGGTTTACAACACATACATTTTCCACTACCTGTATATTTATCTATTGTCCAACTACAACTTTTTTCTTTTCTTTTATTACATTGTGATTCATTGTATTTATTCTTCTTACACTTTGAGTTTCCTGGCGCAATAGGATCTCCTGACCCAGATCCAGATCCAGACTCAAAATTTTCAGCGAAAACAAAACCGACTCTTACAATTCCAGTAACAAAAAGAAATACTATAATAATCAACACCCAACAAAACACGGATAGACCAAAAAACTTTTTAGACATTTTAGCCATATTGTATTATATAGAGATAATATTTTTTATTGTATAAAATACTAGTTATTGATTAGTATTTTATTTTTAATTTATTACATAAAACAAATTTATAGACCTCCTGGGAAACCTACTAGATTTGCGCCGATACCAAAACCAGCACCAGAACGTGCGGTAACGCCAATACTTGGGATGTATGAATCTAAAATACTAAATGTTGCTGCGGCGGTTAAAGCAAGAGCCGCAATTTCATCTAACTTAAGGGTTTGCTTTGGAATTGCGTAGGCGGCAATGGCAACCATTAAACCTTCTACTAAATACTTGATTATTCTTTTTACTATTTCGTAAACGTCAAACATATTATATTAAATGAAAAGAAAAAATTATTTATTTTTTATTTTTTATTTATTAAATTTTTAAAAAAGATTCTTAATTATTTTATTTTGTGAAATGTGAAATATAATAAATGATTAAATAAATACTTAAACGAATTATATTACATTATTTATAAAATATGAAGGCAGGAGTAGAACCAAAAATGGATCAAAGTGGAAAACCAAATCCTAAATATGTTGATTTGCTTGAAGAAGATAAACCAATCGCCGGACAGAAATTTGTATGTGTATCTTTTGTATCACCCGATAAGATTTTAAAACAGAAAGAAATATTTTTATTTGAAGAATTCCTAAAGAAGTGGGAATTCAACAAGTCGATGGAAAAATTCCATCAATTTTTGAATTTTGTTTCATATAAATATAAATTAACGTTTGACGATGTGATAAAGGATTTTCAAGATTTTATTAAAGAGGAACAAGAAAATTTGACACAGACTACTTTAGAGGACGATTATAAAACCTTTTTAGATAAAAACGAACAAGAACTGGAAAACGCGTTTAATGTCAAGCATAGTTTTCAAACATGTACGCGTGGTTTAAAAATCCGCGGTGTATATCCAACCATGGAAGAATCCGAGTTACGCTGTAAAATGTTGCGCGAATTGGATCCAAACCATGATGTGTTTGTTGGTCCAGTCGGTTTATGGATGCCTTGGGATCCAGAGGCTTACAAGACAGGGCGTGTTGAATATATGGAAGATGAGTTGAATCAATTGATGCAAGAAAAGGTAAAGAATGAGGATTTTGCAAAGTCCGCTTTTGAACAAAGAGTTAAGGAAACCAAGAAGAAGGCGATTGAAGAAAATATTAAAAATGCTGAAAAGAGTGGGTCATCCTTAACCCAGACAATTGATGAGAATGGAAATTTAATGGGTATTCAAAATATGAATACACAAGAAAAATTTTTGAAGGAACAAGACGTTATTTCTGCTGCGGATATTAGAAAAGAGTTATTCGAAGGTGAAAATATTATTACTGGAAAGACCGATAATGGACAGAGTGAGTTGATTAGTGGTCCATTTGCTACCAAGAAGAATGATTAAATGAAATGTATTTAGAAATTAAAATGTTTGACTAATCAAAATTATATATTTGTATAATATATATAATTTTATAAATCATGAGTATGACAACAACAACCCCAATATCAACTACAAAATCTACACCTCCATCTAAAAAGGTTTCACTTATAGTAACCCATCAAGAACGAATACGTAATTTATTGTATATAATTAATAAAAAAAAGAATATTATTGTAAAAGGGAGTAAAGTTAAACATAAATATGTATTTTTCCCGGGCATAATTACAGAGGTTAATAATACAGATGGCACATATAATATAAAATATGATGATAATGAGCGTGGAAAAAATTATAATAATGTAAATAAAGATTTGATTGAATTACTAGAAGTACCGCGTTTTAAAGATTTTGCGATTCTTCGTTTAGATATTTTACAAAATATGATAAATGGTGTTATTGTGTGTGATGGTGAATTAGTACCAAACCCAGTCACACCAGTTACACCAGTTACACCAGTAGCAACACTAGCAACACTAGCACCAGTTGCACCAGTTGCACCAGTAGCAACACTAGCACCCGTAGCACCCGTCGCACCAGTATCACCGGTCGCACCAGATGAAGGTGGGTATTATGAATCTAAAAATAATAATACAAATGTGATATCAACATCAACTAACGAAGAATACAATGAAATGTTAGATATTTTAAATTTAAAAGATATAGATTTTTCAAAAGGTATTGATGAATATGTATTTTATATTGTAATACTTGGTGAGACACAATATAATCAAATAAATAATCAATTGACTTTGGATAGTCAAAATAATGCGATTAAATCTGGTAAGCTTTGTTTATATGAATTATTAAATAATAATAAAGAAATTATAAATTATGTATTTGCGTCAGATTTAACACGAACAACAGAAGCAATTAAATATATTATTAATGGAATCAATCAAGGTATTAGAACTGACACAAAAAATACAAAAGAATATTTTCCAGGACAAATTATTATATTACCATGTAGTCATGAAATTGATGTTGAGTCAACAAATACGTTAGATAAAGTATATAAATTAATATCATCCAAAAATAAATCAAAATGCTCAACAAAAACGTATTGTGTTGATAAAAATGTGAATAACCCCGAAAGTGATTGTAATAGTGTAAAAACGATTTCTCAAAATTCTGGTAATAAAATAATTCCGTTACATTGGGATTTTTATTTTGAAAAAAATCAAAAAAAAATGAGAAACATGGATTGTTCAAAAACAAATATGATTCAATTGGCAGTTGAATATATTAATATCAATACATTTGGTGTTGGATCTGTTGTTAGTTCCGGTACTTCTGGATCTGGTGGTGTTGGATCTGGTGGTAAAAAAACAAGAAAAACAAGAAAATTAAAAAAAAAATTTGTGAAAAAAACAAAACGTAATTATAAAAAAAATAAAAGCCGCCGTATTCTTCGTCGTAAAAAAAATAAAACTCGTCGTATTATTCATGATAAAATAATATAAAGATATAAATACAAATCAAGTATAGTATAAATAATATAGTATATAGTATATTAGAATGATGAATAGAACAAAAAATAAAACAGTTTTAATTACTCTATTTATTTGTATAATTGTTGTCTTGTGTATATTTATTTTCGTATAATATTGTATACTATGCGAAAATATATGTATTTATTGTCATTTCTTGTCTTTGCCGTGGTAAGCGTATTGTTGTTTAGCAGTGTAGAAGGATTTCGCGGAGGAGGTGGTGGAGGCGGACATGGTGGTGGAGGACATGGTGGCGGAGGACATGGTGGTGGAGGACACGGTGGAGGTGGACATGGTGGCGGAGGTCATGGTGGCGGAGGTCATGGTGGCGGAGGACATGGTGGCGGAGGACATGGTGGCGGAGGATATGGAGGATATGGAGGAAGAGGACATGGTTGGGGATATTATGGCGGAGGTTTCGGAAGTTACGCTGTAAATCCCCTTTATCTAGACTATTATGGCGGGTATAATCCAAATTATTATTATTTATATGATGATGCGGATTATTTATTGGTAAAAAGACCTCGTGGTGATTATATTCTTGATTTATAATTTATAAAAATAAATAATGTTTTTGTGAAATAAATGAAATCATTATTTTATTCCGTCATTGTATGTCCTCATGTGTTTAAGCCCTAGTGTATCCCCATACATATTTACTTTTCTGGGATAAACTATATTCTGGTGCGTATTGTTTATGCGACCCGTGATCACTGTCCCAAAATTCGGGTATATCATTAATATAACCTTTCCAGGCACCTTTCATCAAAACACTTACATTATACGTAGGCTCGTCATTTGGATTACCGTCTGTGATTGTATCAATATTATTATTTGGCGGACTACTTGTAACTGTATGTGCGTGATAATGGTATCCATAATTTCCGTGTATGTGACCCCCAAAACTATCAAGCGGAACACTATAACCGTCCATAGTGGAATAATTGGATCGATAAATTCCATACAAGGCAATACCATCCATACCAAAACCAATAAGTGGTGGATGTTTAGTGTTTGTCGTATAGTCAGCATCATTATACAAACAAAGATTATTTGTTGTGTTTGTCACCCCAGTAGATGAATTGTATTTCGCACCATAACCATCTGCGTGATAATGTAATCCCATACCCTGACCTACGTGAATACCTATATTTGTAACCTCCGCACTTTTTTGTGCCGTTGTCAATGTATTATTTAATACTGGATATAATGAAACACCGTCGATAATAACACCAATTCCAGCTATAGAGGTATAATTATAATTATTATAAGAAATGGATCGTATAATTCTTTCGTCGGTGGAGTTAGACCAATTACCGTTTTCTGTAGGATTAATTATAAAATCATCTGCTAATGTAGCATTATGCATATCATTATTATTAATATTATTATAGGCAAGTATTTCAGTCGTAGATGATACGTATCTAGAAACACCTAGAGTAGATACATCAAATACGCCAGCCGTTCCAGTAGTTGGTGTTGTTGACCCGCCACTGTTGTGAGTATCATTTGGATAACCTGCATTAGTAACAGTTCTTGCTTGTTTACTAAATTTTCCAATAATATATGGAAATACTGGGTCATCATTTTCATCGATTAACACAAAATAAGCATAGGTTCCGCTTGGATATTCAGGTGTCACACAGTAACGACCATTACAATCATCAAGCGTTCCTAATCCGGAAACATATTCGTAATCATCTAAAAATGCGCCGGCAGACATTTTATAACTGTAAGTCGTGCCTTCAACCACTTGATTATATGTGTAAGGGCGACCAGTAAATGCGACTGTCTTTGTTTGGTATGACGTGGTCATTAGAATGACATCGCTGCTACTATCACTTATGTTGGTATAACCATAAGGTCCATATATAGGATATCCATCAAAACAAAATCCAATAATTTTAGAATGACCATCAGCATGACGAATATAATCCACCTCGCCGTAATCATTTGTATAATAATCACTTGAAAAGTATGCGTTTGATGAAGCAAATGTGGTATTATTCCATGATCCAGAGGTTAAAAACATAGGGTCGTGATAGTGATATTGACCTTGTTGGTCATTAATGATGTTACCCTCTGGACTAGGATGACCCCCTGCATCATCAATACCATATTGTTTTTCAAAAAATACAGCATTTAAATTATACGTATCATTTCCACTAATAGTTGTTCCGGGAACCGTACCACTTCCAGAACTAGGGTTATACAACGCAACACCATTCAAAAAAATTCCTTGAATACCAAACGCAGTAAAAAAAGCGGTTTTTGATTCCGTATTTGTTCCACCACGATATCTAAATTTATATTCAAAATCCTGCTCTGTTAATGGATTTGGTACATCTGGCCATGCGCGTTCAATCAATAAATCGTTTGTAAAATTGTTAACACCTGCTTTTGCCGGATAAGGGTCTCCATCACTAATGACTGCTAAATAATCATTACCTGCAGTAGTTACTTTTGTAAATATCGTTTTACTTCCGTAATAAATTCCAGTTGTTGTCGCTTCACCCAGTTTATAATATGTAGACGACGGACCATAATTAATAGAACCCGTAATATTATTTACCACACCATAATCAAGCATAGGTATTTTGTGTAAATATAATTGAAGTGTAGCTTGACGAGTCACGTCTTGTTCAGGGTAACTGCCCCCGCCATCTCCGGGTGGTTTACAAACATCTAACAAACGGGTTGGTTTATCCGCAATAGAATAACTTGCCATACACATAAAAGGGTGATATTGCCCATCATCATCTTGTTCACATGTAAAATAAACATATGGAGTAGTATACATTCCTATATCACCATTGGCAACACAATTACCTTTTAATGTCCGTTGTAATGCGCCTTGACGAAATGTTTGGTATACACTAGTTGGATATCTTAATGTTTTATATAGAGTATTTGAGGCAACATTATTTGAGATTGTGGTAAGCATTGAATTCGCATAAGAATTTGTGCCATTGGTAGATGTATCAAAACCAGCATTTTTAATTTGATAGGCATAATAATATCCGGCAACACTTTGTATAGGTGACGAACCACTATAAAAATTAACAACAAATTTACAATTAGGATCCCCTGGTGTATTGCCTTGCATATTTGTGATGGTATTAGAGACGTAATCTTTAATAGAAACACTTGGATTAGAGACATACGACGTTGGAATAGGATTAAAATTTGCTGGTATAGAAACATCCATTTTTGAATTTAAAATTGTAAATATTGATCCAGATGCTTCCGCAGATACCAAAGTAAGACCACTGGTAGAATATTTAACATAATAATTCGCATAGGCAAATGACGTATCCAATGTATGGGTATATTTGTCTTCGCCCGCACTAGTATCGTATGAATATCTTTTGATGACTTGTAATTTTTTTCCTGCGGTATAAGTAAAACATAAATATCCGTTTGTGCTAGGGAATGACCCACTTGAACTACCTCCATTTCCCCAGTTGTTGGTGAATAAAAGTTTTCCACTAGTGCTACTATAGTCCAATGAATACAAAGAATGTAGTTCAGAATCAATTCTATATGACGATAAATCTGTTGAGTCTTGTACTAATTGAAACACTTTTGTTAAAAAATTCTTATATGTTGTAAGTGTTGTTCCAAAACTAACACTATAAGTGTCGCTTATATTTATATATGTATTGTTTGTTTTAATCATATAGCGATTACGGTTTACAATACTAGTAACACTTACAGACGGTGTCGATATAGTAGCGGCAATATTTGAAGACAAAATTGTGTTAAAACTATTGGGAGTTGTCACTGTCAATGTAGTTGCTGTACTAGCACTTGCGGTTGCGTTTATATTTGTTGTTGATACCGCTAAACTTGGTTGACTGCTATAAAGAGTCATTTTTTTTGCGCGTTTTGAAACAAGTGCGTTATAAAAAATCGGAACTTTTGTCATTATACATTAGGTATATAAAATATAATTTCAATAAAAATACATCCCTTCTACCATTTCGGTTAGTTATTTGTTGTATAAAAATAATTAAAATATTAAAATTTAAATAAAACAACTTAAATACAAGGGCGTATAATCATATACACCCATACATTCTATAATGTCAAAAGAAATAGAATATAAACTTGCCGAAGATATAAAAAATAAATATAATAATGTAAATATTATTATAAATGAAGAAGAGCCATATACATTATATTCATGTTGTAGTATTTCTCAATTACTTGATATTAAAAATATAAGGTCTGTCATAAGATATTATTCAAATAATGAAATAATTAAAAAATTAACACATACTAATGGTGGAAAACAAATAATGTCTTATTTAACATATAAAGGTTTAATGAAGCTTTTATCAAAAAGTAGAAAAGAAAAAATTATTGAATTCGCAAAATTATTTAATTTAGATTTAATATCAAAAAATTATTTATGCGCAGAACTTGATACAATTACATGTATTATGAAAACATTCAGTAAGGAAGTTATGATTACTCAATATAAAGTTGGTAAATACAAAGTAGATTTATATTTTGTGGATTATAAGTTAGTAATTGAATGTGATGAAAATCATTCAAATATTGATTATGATACTGAAAGACAATTAGAAATTGAATCTATATTAGGTTGTAAATTTATAAGATATAAACCACATGATAAAAACTTTAATATATTTCACTTATTAAATGATATTTATAAATATATTTCAGGAATTCAAAACATTGAAACATTTTATTCTGTTGATAAATTATTGAATATAATCGAAGATAGAGAATTATTAGACGAAATAAAAAGTGACAACGATAGTGATAATGATGAAGATTATGATAGTGATTATTAAATATATAATCCCTTCTACCATTTTGTCTTTTTGACATTGATTTTTGGTCCTTGTCCGCGTTTTTTGACATTATTTGGATCATATTTCTCGTCCTCGTCATCCGATGGGATATTCTTGGATAAATCCCAGAATTCCTTGCTGCCTAATTTGAAATCATTATGGTTGTCCGCCTTGTACCACATGACTTGGTCAAATAATTTGTTGGACTTGGCGTTGTTATTTATCACCAGGCACTCGTAATTTTCCGTACATTGATCCATTACTTGACAAAAAGATTCAAACGTTGGAAACATACCCGCGTAGTTTTCGTAGATTCTTTTACGGTTTGCTATATATGGTTCTCTCAAGATGAAAACGTAGTCGATATTGGTGCGGAGAGTTGGGGGTATTCCTAATGGATATTGCATTGTAATGATCAACATTATCTTCCAATGTCTGCCGTTCATGAAAAGCAGCTTCATCATCTTGTCACGCGCCCAGGTGCCATCGTATAAACAATCATCTAAAATAACAAATGCGCGGGGATCAATGGTGGATCGCTTAAATGTTTCCATTTCTTTTTTGATTTGTTTCAAGACAGATTTTTGACGTTTTAAAATATTTTCAATGATGGCGGTGTTGTATTCGTTGTGTATGAAAAGTTTTGGCACTAATTTGCCGTAAAAGCCGTTACCTTCTTCTGTGCCGGCAATGACGACGCCAATAGGAATGTCCTGATGATAAAAGAGTAAATCACGGACTAAAAAACTTTTACCGGTGTCTCTTCGACCGATTAATACCACGACGGGACCTTTAGATTCATTGGGTTTGAAACTAATGGTTTTCATATCAAATTTTCTTAATTCAAGATTCATATTATACTAATTAAGAAAAATTAATAAAAATTATTTACGAAAATCATATTTTAAAATGAATGTAAAGAGAGAAACCACTAAACTTGAATACTAATTATTTATTATAATTGTACTTAATAAATATTTTCAATGAGTTTGATTTAAAAAAAAATAGTTATTAAGTATAATTATTAATGAGTACTGTAAATAAATTGTTAAAAATTCATTATGAAAAAAGAAAAAATGGTGAATTATTTAAAAGTTTTCAAAACGAACAATTAACCAATCTCTCTGAAGTTCAAAATTATGTTCCCATTTACAATAAATTTTTTGATTTAAATGAAACAAATTACAATTCAATTAACTTGAATCATGAATGGTATATTAGCAAAGTTGAAAAACAAACAGACTACAATTTGTACAAGTGTGAAATCAAACATTCTCTAAAAGACAAGACAAAAAGTAAAAACTTATTTTTCAAAATGGCACCCTTAATCGACCCATTTAAATTAATTGTCGGTAAATATGATTTTATGGATCCAACCCTGTATAGTTTGCCTAAATACAATTCAACCACCAGCAAAGTCAATGAAAAAATTTTGGACGAAAACAACACTGCCTATGTGGACGGTTTATTTTCATATTGTTCAAGTCTTTTGAATAATAATCACAATTTTGTACACGGTATTGATTTTTACGGTTCCTTTTTAGCCATCAAAAAAGAATTTAAATTTAATATTATTGATGATCTTGAATTTGTCAATAAATCAGATTTTTTTAATAAAAACAAAAATATTTTATTCAAAGTACATGATGAAAACAATCGTTTGCGCGACTTATCCGACGCTAAAAAATTGAAACCAATCAAAATCCAGGAAGACGGGGGAAATCCTTTAAATATATCGGCAAAATCAATCAACAATGAATTATTTGAAAATATTTTTGCTGAGGATGACGTTGTAGATTTGGAACTAGGTCAAAAAATAGAGGAACAACATATTTCACTAGATACATTAAAAGAGTTTTCTATTGATTTGTCTCATTTGACAGATGATGATGGAAATAACAAGAGCGAAACAATTAAATCTATGGTTTCGGGTTCCTCTTGTTCATCCAGGACCTCTTATACTTCCGAAGATAGTGAAAACAATGATGATAATTTTGAAGAAATTGTAGCAAAATCTGGGTCCGGATCCGGATCAAATGGGTCATTCAATTCGGGTAAAAAAACATCGACATCGGGGTATAGCGATGAATCGGAAGAATATAGCAATGAATCAGATTATGATGATGATGAGCGACTTGATGTAACTCTTGATAAATTTCCAGTTCAAATTATTTGTATGGAAAATTGCGAAAATACATTTGACAGCTTGATTGCGAATGAAGAATTGGAGGAAAAGGAGTGGTTTTCGGCATTGATGCAAATCATCATGACTTTGGCAACTTATCAAAAGGTATTTTTATTTACTCATAACGATTTACACACCAATAATATCATGTATAACAAGACGGACAAAAAGTTCTTGTATTACAAGTTCAACAACAAGTATTATAAAGTGCCTACATATGGCAGAATATACAAAATTATCGATTTTGGCAGAGGTATTTACAACTTTAGTGGTAAACAATTTTGTAGTGATTGTTTTAAAAACGGAGAGGACGCTGCGACTCAATATAATTTTGAACCATATTTCAATGAGAAAAAACCTCGTTTAGATCCGAATTATAGTTTTGATTTGTGCCGTCTGGCGTGTTCTATATGGGATTACCTGATTGATGATATGGACGAGATATTGAATCTAGAAGAATGCTCACCATTGGTTCAACTTATTGTTGAATGGTGTTTGGATGATAATGGAGTCAATATTTTGTATAAAAACAATGGTCAAGAGAGATATCCGGATTTTAAATTATACAAGATGATTGCGCGAAATGTTCATCATCATGTGCCATATTATCAACTGGAAAGAAAAGAGTTTAAAAAATATCTGGTTACCACGGTACCAAACAATGAAAACATCATGGATATTGATGCCATGCCGGTTTTTATATAGCGTAACGTGACTTCTCTCTTTCTCTAACAAAATGAAAAACAAATTCTTACATTTTACACCCTTGAAGAATTCAATCCGCTCGGCGGATGAATTCTCAAGTAAGTTACCAGTTACAGATTTGTATGGAGCACCCCTACGGGGTGCGGATTCAAATCTTCACTGGTATAAATTTGTTATTTTTTATTTATGAAACACATTATATATTCCAGTAACATCAACACAACCAGACAAGGCGCCCTTTTTTTTAAGCATTTCAATTTGTTTTTTAGAATACGTATTTTTAAATCCATTATTTAAATTTTTTTTTAATTCCAATTCAAAATTTTTACCTAACAAATCGTAACCTTCACATTTTTCATTACAAAATGTTTTTTTACAGGTGTCGTAAGTAAATTTATTATCTTCTTTTGACGGATTATAAGGAATATTATATTTCTTTGAATTTTTTTTACCTTGTTTTTTCCTTTCCACCATATAATCGTTTTTACAAAAATTTTCACAATTTTTAAAAGCAGATGTATTTTTGATTGTTTTATTTAACTTTTTACTAAATTTTTTTGTTTTATTTATAATTTTCTCTTTTTTAATTTTTAATAATTTTATTACATTTTGTTGAAGTTTGTTTTTTTTTGATTTAACCATAATATATATATATAAATAAAATTAAAAAAAATTAAAAAAAATTAAAAAAAATTAAAAAAAAATTAAAAAATTAACATTATTATATGATTTTTTATAACTATATAATAATAAAGCAAGAATGACTTTTGGTTTCATCGTATTAAGACATGTGAATTCCGAATTGACAAATCATTATTGGAATGAATGTATACAATGTATTCGCAGGTTGTATCCTTTGAAAAAAATTGTCGTGATAGATGATAACAGTAAACAAGATTTTGTCCGGGCTTTTTACGAATACCAAAATGTAGAATATATTCAATCAGAATTTCCACAACGAGGAGAATTATTGCCTTATTATTATTTCCATAAAAATCGATTTTTTGATAATGCTATTATTTTACATGATAGTGTATTTATACATAAAAGAATAAATTTTGATTTATTTAGAGGTGTCCAGGTATTACCATTATGGCATTTTAAAAATTCTCGCGATGAAAACTATGAGAGACTTGTCCAAATATCAAAATATTTAAATTTTAGTAACAAGTTTCATGAAGAATTTAAAAATGTAAAGGAAAACAAATATTTGAATATGAGTATTGTAGACGGAAACAATAAATGGAATGGTTGTTTTGGTGTTCAAACCTATATAAACCATGAATTTTTAAATTATATACAAAAAAAATACAATATGTTTAACATGTTAAAAGTTATCAGATGCAGGAAAGATCGATGTTGTCTTGAACGAATATTGGGATTGATTATTTCAATGGAAAATTCAAGATTAAAACGCGTACCTTCTTTATTTGGAGATATATTAAAGTATCAAAACGGCGAATACCATTGGGGATACACTTTTCATAAATATAAGAATAAACTCAATAATGAAAGAAAAATAATGGTGCCCTATGTAAAAGTATGGACTGGGCGTTAATGTCTTGATTTATTTTTATGACGCGTTGTTTTCCTGCGAGATTTCCTGGATTTTTTGAAACTAGGTTTCCTGGATTTCTTGGTTTTTCTTTTTTTACCAGCAACCCGATTAGCAATAACAGGGTTAGGGTTATCAATTATTGTGTTATCATTTATTTTTAATACATTTTTAGGTAATATTTCAACAGGTTTATTGATTGTATCCTGGTCTAAATATAAATAATCATGTGTGTCCTTACTTCCGTTTGTCGTATATAGATCCTCTGTTTTACCATATTCAAAAATATAAATATCTCCATAATTTGAATAACTTATTTTTTTTAATTTTCCAAAATTTTGAAATGGACCACTACTATAAAATTTTTCATCGTGTGTTATTATTTGATTATCCTTTACATTATCCGGATTTTTTATATTTATAGCATAATATGATTTTCCTATATGAATTTCATCTTCTTTTAATAATTGGTGGTCCGAATCTAAATATATTAGATTTTTTTTATCTACATCCTCAGGTAATAGAGCTTTGTTATACCTAATTAATGTTTGTGCATTATTAGGATTGTTCATATTATCCATATTATTTTATAGATATATAAATTGTCTATAAAATAATATTATTTAAAAACCAAAATTATCTTTAAAAACCAGGATTATCGGTAAAAACTGCGGGTGCTATTTTATCCCCCACATCTTGTATCACTGGTTTCAACTGGTCAATAATAAAAGTACCGCAAACAACACTGAAATAAACAAGAAGCGAATCTCTCACTAAAAATTTCAAGGGTTTATTTTCCTTTTCCACAAATCGCATTTCAACAAATCGAATAATAAAATATATGATTGAAATTACGGCAGAAATCACAAAAACACTTGCCATGGATATAAAATAATATAGAACAAAGTTATTTATTATTTTACGCAATTATGCCAAAACCTCAATATCATCAATTAATAAATCTGGCATTAAACTTATTTCATTGGGCGTATCAATGTTGTGAATATCTAATAATTCATCCAATTTAACATCTTCATCCGCAATTTTTAATCGTGGATTGTCAAAATCGTCATCCTCCTCGGTTTCCAATCTACGCTGTTCATTGCGCATCTCGCTTATTTCTTCTAAACGTTCTATATTCTTTGGAGCTTCTACCTTTATTTCATTATTATTTTCATCTCTTGCGTAATCAACATCATTAAAGGATAGTCTACTAGATTTTTCAGTTTCTGTCATAACTTCCAAAGTTTTTGGTAAAATAGCGTCACTTTTAAGTGATCCGCCGGTTTGTTCAACCTTTTTATCATCCCCTCCTCCAGTTTCCTTAATAATCTGGGTTTCACCTTTTGCTTCCGCGGGTTTTTCGATAACTTGTTCCTTAATTTCTTCAACTACGTCTTCCTCAATCGTCTCACCCATATAAGCCTGTAAAATACTTTCCACCGGTATACTTTCTCTCACTGTATTTAAAATACATTCTTGAACAATAATTTCCGTTTCTCGAAAATGTTTTTGTATTTGTAAAGGTGGTATGTTGATTTCAAATAAATAAACATTTTTGTATATTTTTCTGGCAACATTAATATAGACCTTGTGTATGAAGTCATCCAACTTTGGAATACTAATATCAATTTTTCGCTGTTTTTGACCAGCCCGAATAGCAGTCAATAATTTCAATTGAATAATATGTACACAAGTTACTAAATCTTCTAAATAATTACAACCACTCTTTTCAACAATTCGCAAGCGTTCACTTTCAATAATTGTAGGATTCCACTTTGGAATACGAGTAATAAAATTTTGAAATGTCATTAAATATTTGTCCATTTCGTTATTGTCTTTACACAATTTGATTGCCTCGTCAAATATTGATTTTAAACCATCGACAATATGAGGTGTTAAAATAGTGAGTAAACGTGATCCCCATTCATTTTTGGATTCATGTAAGCTAGAAACGTTAAAATCATCCATATTACATAAAAGAAATATTTTCTAAATTGTATTCTAAACTCAAAAAAAGAAAATTCAAGATAAACATGATGAGTAATTTTTCATTTCTAAACTCTTTGCGAATTTTATGAAACGTAAAAAGAAATTCATATTTTTTTACCAAAGGTAAATCTTGTTTTTTATCAATATTTTTGATTAAGTCCAACCCACTATATCCTTTTTCATACAATTTTGTAGAATGAATCATTATTTTTTCGTGAGTCATATTTTCCTTGTTTTTAATTAAATATTTATGTAACCATTCTTCCCTTGAATGTTTTTGTTCTCTCATTTTAAATGTTTGGTCAAGTATATGTTGATATAAATTAACCGCCTTCTCATGAATCACCGGTTCGGGTACATATATTTCGCAGAAACGAGACAATATAGGTTTCAATAATTTGTATTTATCCTCTACAATAATAAAAAAACGAGTAGTATGATTAAATAATTCAATACAACGCCTTAATGCCGACTGCGCATCAATTGTTAATTTATCAGCATTTAATAATATAATACTTTTGAAATTATCGCCACCATTAGAATTGATGTGTGTTTTGGCAAAAAATTTCAATTCTTCCCGAATAAATTTAATACCCTTACCGTGTGCGCAGTTGACATACATGACATAATTTTTAATTTGATCCTTGTTATGATTATAAATAATATCAATAAAATCATTTACAATAGTGCGTTTTCCATTTCCGGATTCGCCGTGAAATATAATATTTGGAATTTTACGATTTTTATAAAAGTATTTTAATTTTTCCATGATTGATTGATGAATAATATACTTCATTTTTATATTTTGATTATTACTAATATAATAGTCAAAATATTTATATGTTATTTAACGTAATATACTTTATTTATTTTATACAGCGGATGTCAAACTATGCGTAAATGGATTTTTCCTGAACGCATCAAGTAAATCGGGGGCTATACGATCGCAATTTACGCTTTGGTCATATTGTTGAGGTTGTCTGATTTCACCATAATTTTCCTTCAACACAGGACGATATCCCATATTGTTTGGAACATACATACGAGTATTATAACGATCACTATCAATCTTTGCCACGTTTACATTCATGGTTTGATTATATATTTGTGTATTTCCGTGATTTGTTCTGGCATAAGTAAGCGGTTCTTTCAATGTATTATTGGTTTGTATATATGCCGCGTTGTAATTCATACTTCCCCATTTAGATGAATTGCCGCCAGGATTACCTACAGTGCTACAATTGGTAGAGTCTCGCTGATTTTGAATCGCTTGTTGGTCTGCTACCATGTAACCACCACCTTCTACTTGATTACCTACATAAAAGTTGGGTGAATACAAAGTGGTTTCTTTTATGGTTGTTGGAGTAACATCATTTGGATTATTCACATATTGGCTTTTTACACTCGCATTTGCGTCACCATAAATTCTTACATTGTCCTGGGTTTCATTTTTTCGCGTTGGTTTTAAGAAATCCATTAAAGGAGCAATGACTGCGCCTAATGTTCTGCCAAAACCGCTTCGCATCGTATCGGGTTGTCTTTGTACCGTACGATTATTTACATTAGTTGTGTAATTCTTTATAATATTGTCGCGATCGTCACAAGGACCGCGCCCAACAGCAGCACAAATAGGAACGTCTTTTGGTCCAAGTTCTGGTCTTTTGGCTTCTTCATATTCTCCAGAAATATATCCTCCATTTTTTTCTCCCGGTGCTGCTACACCTGTGTATGACCTAGTGGTGGCGTTTCTCATCGTATCGTGAACTTCTTGAACTGGTTGAAGCATTTGTCCTTTTTCTTGTCCAGTAGTAGTTAACCACCTGTCTTGAGTCTGTATATAAAAGGTGTCTGGTCTATATTTTTCTATTTTACCTTCAATACCTGGATTTTTAATCGTGGAATAGGATGGACCCTCGTGGTTTTCAAGGGAATATTCTAATTTTGGATTGGTTGCGACTCTTAATTCATCAACGGATTTTGGTAACCAAGCATTACGGGCTTCCATACCAGAATTGTAACCACCACTACCGTCACTTGAAAATCCTTTTCCTAAACCAGGTCCAACATATTCGCTATCAAATGGTTTGACATTATTACTCTTCATACCTGGATTTACACGGGATTGATAAAAATCGCTCATGTTGGGTGCGCCGTATGCCCATTGCATATTTTCTTGAGGTTTAAAAAGAGGTGCTTGTTCAATCTTCTTAATCATTTGTGAACCATTACCGTTCATATTATCTAAAATTGTCTCGGCAATATTTACGTCATAGACTTGTCCCTTAATTTTTCCTCCGTAAAAAGGAATCATATTGTTGTGTTTAAAATTACTTGTGTCAACATAATTACCTGTTAAAGAATATACTTCTTGAATCATGTTTCCCACTTTTACACCACGGTTTTGTTGAGTTTGATAATTGTTTTGATCAAAATATTTGTCGGTGGCAACATTTGGATTCGCATAATTTTGAACAGTATTGGAAAGTTGTTTCGTATTTATGACAGGGTAATTTTGAGGTAGTTCATCAACATTTGGTAAATAATTTGCCCTTGCCCCCATATTGGTAAAACTTTCTTTCATTTGATCCGATTGTTGTTGTTCCACATTTTCTGTTTCCCCTTGAGACTGTCCTTTTTTTAATACTCGCTCATTTGTTTTATTTTCATTTTTTTGATTTGATACTACATATAATCCACCTAATGCTAAAATAGGTATTGCTAATTCCATTATTATATATAAGTATTATATTTTTTCAATAAAATACTTATCTTTTTTATCTGTTTTATTTATATTTTTTTAAAAGAAACTTACTTTTTTTGTGATTTTTTTCCCGACTCTTGAGTATTGGTTTGAATGGGTAATGGAAAAAGGTGATTATTTGATTCACATGGTAATTTTGCGACAAAGTTATCTTTTTCTAAAATTCGAGTATTTACATTATTTTCAAATGGATAACAAGTATTTTCTTGTGGGTTTAAAGGTAAATAATACCAGTCGACTTGTTCTAAATCACGAGCGGTCCATGCGGGTGCGATGGTTCTAGATTCTTCTGTATACATGGATTTATTTGTAGGGTATTGTATAGATTGTGAATAGACGTTGAATTTGGTATATTCATCTTTTCCTAAACAATCTCTACTGAGGGGTTTATTGATTCCTTTTAAACTACTTTCAAGCTCAATAGAATTAGTCATTAAATTTCCTGCCCAGGTTTGAATTCTAATATGAGGGTCCGCCATATATTGTGGTTTATCTCCATAACCAGGCACATCTAATATCCATCTACCCGGGTCAGTTGATTGTTGTAATTGTTTTTTAATTCTACAAGGATCATCATGAAATCTGGTAAATGCCATCTTAATTATAGTGAATATTTTATATTGTGATTGTTAATTTATTTTTTAATTATATTTAATTTACTTGTTTACTATAATTTTTATTTCCAAATCTTTATATAAAAATCTACAAACTTAAAATAATAAAAAGAAAAAAAGCTAAAATCTTAAATTTATATCCATTTATAAGGTCCGTCACCTAATACAGTTACATCTTTTTTATTTGGCTCTACATGAACATCCTGACGTTTTCCAAAAACGGTCCAGAAAAATTCACTATTTTCACCATAAACACTAAATTGATTATTTACTATACGTGTTACAAATAATGGTTTTTTATTTTGATTTCCATCGTAAATAGGTGTAATTTGTATTGTCAATGATTTGGCAATACTATTTACATAATCTGGTAATTCTATGGTTACAAATTCATTATTTGTGATGATTCCTTCTCCACGGTAATATACACCTGCTTCTGGACCTTCTAAACAACCGTGGACTAGATATTTGTCTTGATCCATTGGATGGTCTATTACAAAAGTTTTGGTGGTGTATTTATATTTTTCTTCATTAAGCTCATCGTAATACATTATATTTACGGATTGATCCGTTTGTTTTTCAACTGGTATTTGCTTTTCTTGGATTGAAACAATATTTTGTATTGTTTCTTTTGTTTCTGTGGATATTTGTTTTAGGTCTTGTATTTCTTTTACGGCAATACCAATTAAACCGGTATAATTCATTGATTGTTTTTCTTCGCCATCCTTTTCACCCGTCACTAAAAAGGGGTATTGTTCTTGAACTTCATGCGCTATAAACCCAATGTCTGGCTTATTAAATATGGTATTGTGGTAATTGACTGGTCTTAAATTATTCACATTATAAACATCAGTATTTAAATTTTGAACATTTTCTTTTACTCGGTAATCGGAGGTAACATTGAAATTACCCGCTGTTACAGTGTATGTAAATGTGGCTGTATTTCCTTGAACATTCGCATTTATTGTTAAGATATCCGTGCTAAAATCACCAATTGTAACTGATTCTCTAAAATATGCGGTAGCTCCAAAAGTAGAACCTCCTAAAAAATATACACCATCTGCGAATACTTTATTTCCTCCAAACGTTTGCCCCGCGGATGATCCCGCAGCAATAACTAATCCGGGATTTGAATAATTTGCTGGGGTGAAATGTAATAAGGTATCGCCTCCGACATACCCACCGGTAGTTGTAAATGTGTTACCATCAAAATATCCAATACCATAATTACCAGGCGCACCAGTAGAACCCGTCGCACCCGTAATACCAGTATTACCCGTCGCACCAGTCGGACCAGTATTACCAGTTGGTCCAGTATTACCAGTTGTTCCTGTACCACCCGTGGCACCAGTTCCACCAGTTATACCAGTATTACCCGTCGCACCAGTTACACCAGTATTACCAGTTGGACCAGTCGCGCCAGTGGCACCAGTCGCGCCAGTAGAACCTGTCGCACCAGTGGCACCAGTTCCACCAGTCGGACCAGTCGCACCAGTTGATCCAGTATTACCGGTTGTTCCTGTACCACCCGTGGCACCAGTTCCACCAGTTATACCAGTATTACCCGTCGCACCAGTTACACCAGTATTACCGGTTGGTCCAGTATTACCGGTTGTTCCTGTACCACCCGTGGCACCAGTTCCACCAGTTATACCCGTATTACCAGTCGCACCAGTTGTACCAGTATTACCAGTTGGACCAGTATTACCAGTTGTTCCTGTACCACCCGTGGCACCAGTTCTACCTGTCGCACCAGTT